TCGGTGATCGCGGCGTGGCCCACGTAGTCGAGGTGGATCGAGAGGGCGTGGTAGCCGCCGCAGTACCGGCCGTCGAGCGACGCCTTGCGGGAGTCCGGGGAGCCGGGCTCGCACTTGAACCGGTCCTCGCCCTGCACGGACTTGCGGACGTTGCGGGGGAGCAGCGACACCTGGTTGACGGGGAACGGGGTGCGCATCAGCGCGAGGCCCTCGCCGGGCGACTCGGGGGCCGGGCGAGGGGTGAAGGTGCTCGTGGTCTCGGTCATCGGTCTGCCTTCCGGGCGCTGATCGTGAGGCGCCCGCGGACGCTGATGGTGGTGGCGTACTTCTTGGCGAGCTCGGGGGCCTCGGCCTCGAGGCCGGCGCGATCGAACCCGGCGCGCGTCGAGGTCTTGCCGAGGGTGAGGTTGCCGTAGGAGCCCTCGAATATGAACTTGCCCTCGTCGCCTCCGACGAGGTCGCGGACCTGCTGCCCGATCGCCTCGACGCGGTCGGCCGCTGCCTTCTCGAGGGCCTTCGCCTCGAGGTGGAGGCTGATCAGCGCGTCGAGCTCGGCGGCGCGAGGGTCCGGCGCGGTGTCCGCGGCGAGGAACCGCTCGGCGACCTCCTCGAGCTCGCGGGCGTAGACGTCGTCGTACCGGATCAGGAACGACCGCGGCTCCATGTGGAGCGGAATCCCGCCCTCGTGGGCCTCGAACACGAGGTGCGCCTCGCGGAGGCCGGTGACGCGCATCTGCCAGGTCGCCTGGTCGTAGTACGGGACGGGGAGGTCGTCGAGGGTGGGCCAGTCGACGACGGTGGTCTTGTACTCGCCGACGGCGGCGTCGCCGATCCCGTCGGGCGTCGCCCGCCACCGGGGATCGTCGACCGCGGCGAGCACGGCGCGCGAGGGGCGGAGACCGAACCGGCGCTCGGCGAACCGGGCGATGACGGGCTCGCGATCCTTGCCGTGCTGCATCGCGGGGAAGGTGAAGTCGGGCTCGGTGCCCTGCTTCTCGGCGCGGATCGCGGCCCACGTCCCGGCGCCGCCGGAGTGCAGTCGCGCGACGTCAGTGGCGGTAACGCCGGGGCGGCGCTGCTCGCGCCATGTGACCTCGTCGAGGCCGTCGGTCAGGACAGTGAAGTGCGGTGTTCCCATGCCCCAGAGTCTACCGGGGGAGTACGACCGAGGGCCACCCCGTCGGGGGTCAGAGACGGACGCCGGACCGTCGGAGAATGCGTCGACGCTCGGTGCTCGTCATGCCGCCCCAGACGCCGAGCGGCTCGCGGGCCACGAGGGCGTAGATCCCGCACTCGGCGACGACCGCGCACCGCATGCAGGCGACCGCGGCGTCCTTCTCGCGGGGGCCGTCGTCGCCCCAGTCGGAGGCGGTGAGGCCGGGCGTCTCGACGCCGTCCTCGTCGGGCTCGCGGCAGACGAGCTGCTCGCCGAGGCGCGCGTGGGTGAACGCCTCCGCGGCGTCGCCGACGGTCAGGGTGGGGGCGAGGAGTACGGCGCTCACGCGGAGACGGGCTCCTCGACGTCGGCGTTGGCCTTCGCCCACTCGCCGATGGGCGCCTCCTTGAACCCGTCGCGGACGATCTTGTAGACCTGCGGCTTGGACAGGCCCGACGCCTTCGCCATTTCGACGTAGCTGAGGGTCGCGTCCTCGCGGCCGGCGAGGATGAGGGTGCGGCGCTGCTCGCGGAGACGGTCGACTGCCTTCTCCGCCTCCTCGAGCTCCTTCGCCTTGAGCACGAGTGAGGAGCGGAGCCGGGCCGCGCGCTCCTGCTGTTCCGGGGTAGCCATGGGGGGCATATTACCGGGGGAGCACCGCGGACGGTAGACGGGCGCGCCCCCGATACAGGGGGCGCGCCGGATCACTGCCGCTGCTCGGCGTCCTCCCACGCCATGCGGGAGCCGCGGACGAGGTGCCGGGGCCAGACCCGGTCGCCGTCGCGCGCACCGCGCCAGGGGACGACGGTGACCATGTTCGGATCCGCCTTGAGGGGTCGGAGCCCGAACCCGAACTCCGGCCACCCCATGAGGGCGGAGGAGCCGCGGGGGGCCATGTTGCGATCCCCCTCGGCGTCGGACGACTTGCCGGCGTGCGCCTCGAGGAGCAGCGCGAGCCCGCGGTCGCGGAGCCCGTCGAGCGCGGCGAGCAGCGGGGACGCGTGGTCGTCGTTCGTGATCGCGTGGGGCACGAGGCGGTAGAGGGGCCCGATCATCAGAATGTCGGGCTTCCACTCGTCGACGTGGCGGTGCACCGCGGCGAGGTCCGCCGGCGTCGTGAGGTCGAGGCGCGGCGTGCAGACGAGCCCGACCCGGAGCGACGGCTCGACCGCGAACCCGAAGTTGTGGAGCTGCGCGACCATCGGTGCGGCCGCTCGGGACCACTGCCGGCGGCTGTTCTCGGCGTCGATGATGAGCACGCGGCGGGGCGGCATCCCGAACAGGCCGAGCGGGTGGAGGCCGGCGGCGGCGGAGAGGGCGATCTGCCGGAGGAGCGTCGACTTGCCGCCTCCCTCGGCGCCGGTAAGGATCAGCCGGTCGCCGCGCTCGAGGAGCCCGGGGATGACCCAGTCGTAGGACTGCTCCATGGTGAGGACCTCCGCGAGCGTCTCGATGCGGCTGATGCTGGAGAGGCTCGTGTCGACGAGCGTCGAGAGGTGCTGGTGCGCGCGGGACAGGACCGTGAGGGGCGCCTCGCCGGAATCGCGGAGCTCGGAACGCGCGGCGGCGAGCGCCCGGTCGCCCTCGGCGCGGAGGTACGCCGAGCGGATCGTCGCCGCGTACTCGTGCGCGAGCCACGGGAGGACGTCGACGTCGTCCCACCGGTACGGGTCCGCGGCCGTCAGGGAGCGCGCGCCCCACGCCGGGAACCGCTCGCTGATCGTGTCGGCGGTGAGCCGGTCGCCGCGAGCGATCGCGTGGCACAGCTCGTCGAACACGAGCCCGAGGGTGGGGTTCGCGAACTCGATGCCGCGGACGTGGCCGAGGACCGCGGCGGCCTGCGTCGGATCCTGGAGCAGCGCGCCGAGGAGCCGCTCCTCCGCGGTGATCTTGAGCGGGGCGTCGGGCCGGCGGGTGCCGCCTCCGAGCTCGGGGTCGACGTTGACGTCCTCGACGGCCTCGAGCGCGAACGGGTCGTCGGGCGGCGTCTCGTCGAGCGGGTGGAGGTCGGTCATGCTCGCGGGGCCTCCGGGTCGGCGTAGTCGGCGTAGGTCTTGCGGGGTTGGCCGGAGCCGAGGTACATCCACGCATCGGCCGGAGGTGCATCCTCGCTGCCCGGAGGCGGTGCGTTGCGCGCGGCGTACTCGCCGGCCCTGGTGAGCCACATGCGGAACGCGGCGTCCCACGACACCTGCCGTCGGTCGTTGGCCTCGGCGTGGTCGCGGAACTTGGACGCCTCGACGTCGACGTCGACACCGGGGAGGGCTGCGGCTTGCTCGCGGTGCGCGTCGGTCGGGGACCAGTCGTCCGGGATCGCGCTCGACGGCTTGCGTCTCGGCTTCTTCGCCGGGGGCGTCTCGGGCGCGAGCTCGTCGAGGGGGAGCACCCCCGAAGGGGGTAGGGGGTTCTTCTTCTTCGAGGTGGTCTTCTTAGGGGCCGGGTCAGCCGTCTGCGGATTTCCCGCCGACGGTGGCACGTCCTCGAACGGGTCGTGGAGCTCCCAGTCGGCCTCGCCGAACGTGCCGCCCTCGGCGCGGCGCTGCACCCTCGTCAGGTAGCCGGCCTTCACGAGCTCGTTCAACCCGGAGCGCACGGCGTCCTTGCCCTCGGGGCCGCCCTCGACGAGGGAGTCGACCGTGATGCGCCACCCCTCGCGGTGCGACATGAGCTCCAGGAGGAGCCCGCGCGCTCGGCGGCTGATGCGGCGGTCGCGGGCCCAGGTGTTCGGGATCGCGGTGAAGCGCTCGAACGCGAGCGCGGTCCGGACGATCATCAGAACAGCCCGGAGGTGGTGTCGGCGAGGTCGCGGCGGAGGCGGTCGGCGCGGAGGCCGGCGGTGATCCTCGAGGGGCCGCGGACGCCGAGCACGAGCGCGGCGGCGAACGTCCCGTCGGGCAGCTCGACGACGGCGACGTCGTGCACGTCGGTGCCGAGCTCGGCGACCGCGCGGAGCAGGGCGGAGAGGTTGAGGTCGGGCACCTCGGGGCTGATCGGCATGCTGTTCCCTTCTGAGCAGGGGCATGCGTCAGCGCCACCCGCTACCGTGGGAGTACGCGCATCGCTGGGCCCCGCTCCGAGCCGTCGGCCGCCGTCCCGCCCCACGCGGGCGGCGGCCCTTTGCGTGTGAGCTGGACCCTAGATCGACTCGAGCGGACACGCACAACCGGTCGCCGTGAACCCCCCGATCGGGGCGCGAGTCAGGCGGAGACGGCTCGCCGGCGCGAGGGTCGGGCGGCGGTCTGCTCGGCGGGCGGGGTCGTCTCGGCCGGCGGGGCGGCGGGGGGCTCGGGGGTGCCGGGGTCGGCGAGGGGGAACCCGTCGACGGGGCGGTGGGTGAGGACGCCCCACTCGGCGCCGCGGATCGTGCCGGTGACGCGGAGGCCGTGGAGGCGTTGCAGCTCGCGCACGGACCGGACGGTGCGGGTGCCGTAGACGGCGGTCGGGACGTCGGGGGAGTAGTCGAGGGCGGCGAGGAGCGACTGAACCATGAGGACCCACATGCCGCCGTCGCCGGGGTCGACCGGTCGCGGGCGCTCGGGGAACATCGCGAGCCACGTGGCCTGGTCCGCGCGCCCCGTCTCGGGCAGGAACCGGACGCGCTGGAACCCGCGGAGCCGGTCGGCGAGGCCCTCGTCGAACACGCCGTCGTGCTGGTCGTGCTGGAGGAAGTCCTGGAGGAACGCGACGTCGGGGCCGCTGTCACCGACCTCGAGCGGGCGGGTGCCGGGGCGGAACCGGTCGACGAACCCGACGTCGATGGAGTCCTCGGCGGTGGTCTGGTCCTGGACGAGGCGGCGGGTGATGAGCTCGGCCTCGTAGGCGGTGCCCTCGAACCGGACGGCGCCGTCGAGCACGGTGAGCCCGAGGCGCGCGGCGACGTCGCCGAGGGGGCGGAGGTCGACGGCGGGGAGGGAGAGGCGGAGGCCGGCGCGCTGGTCCTCGTCGCCCATCGCGACCCACCCGAGGGCGGTGTCGGGCACGTCCTGGTAAGTGTCGGACACGGCGCGGAGGAACGCGAGCATGATCCGGGCGACCTCGCGGTGGACCCGCACGGTGACCCCGCCGAACGTCACGGGCACGATGTACCGGATGACGAAGTGCTTCTGGTTCGGATTTCCGAGCGACTCGTCAACCACTGATCCACGTCCTTCCAGCGATGATGTTGCTGATGTGCGCGGGCGAGACGCCATACTCGCGAGCGAGGTCGGCCGGTCGTTCACCAAGCCCGGCACGTCGCCGAATCTCGAGCGCGTCGGCCAGCATTAGGCGCTGACGGTGACCGCGCCCTCGATCGAGCTTGTCCTGCGCGTTGTCGCGCTGTGTGCCGGCGACGAGGTGCAGGGGGTTCACGCATCGCGGGGTGTCGCACGTATGCCGAGCGACCTCGCCCGGAAGCAGCGGGCGACCGTCGAGTTCGAGCGCGACGTGCGTCGCTCGTCGGTTGGGCCCGCGGAACCGGGTCAGGCCGTAGCCGTCGTCGTCGGTCGGGCCGCGCCATAGCCAGCACTTGTGCCTGCCGCGGACCGCGACCCTCGACCAGAATCGCGCTACGTGCTCGTCCACCACGCGCTGAGGGTAGCCGGAGCGACGCCAGACGCCCGCCAGAGAGGCGACGGGGCGGCACGCCGCCGCGTCCGCCCCGTCTTGGTCGTCTGGGCCTGCTCTGCTCCTCGCGAGTCCCTACGCGGTGACCATGCCGTCGCGAGGCGGCTCCCCGGCCTTCCCAGCCGCATCCGGGGTTATCGCTTGAACGTGCGACTCAGGCGGAGCCGTGTCGCTGGGGCGATCCGAGCGTCACTCTAGCCCCGACAGGGCGAGTGGCGACAGGGGGACGGCCGGGCCGCTGCTTGCGCCTCGTCCCGGCCGTCGTGAGTGCTTTGGGAACAGCTCACCGGGGTTGTGCCCCGCGATCACCCTAGCGGGCTCGTCACTCGAGCGGGGCGTCGTTCGTGGTCTGGTAGACGGCGAGCGACGCGGCGAGGCCCGTGAGCACGGCGACGCCGACCTCGACGGGGCTGATCGCGCCGTCGGAGAGGGCGGTGACGAGGGAGCCGATCAGGCCCGAGACGCCTCCGACGATCGCCTTCTTCGCGACCCTCAGTCCGTCGACGGTGATCCGTCCGTTGCCGGCAGTGCCCATCCCAGTGCCTCCCACGTCTCGGCGTCGACGACCCCGGAGCGGGTGATGCCGACCTGCCCCTGATACTCGTTCAGCGCGTTGAGGTCGTCCTGCCCGAACACGCCGGAGACGCGGAGACGGAACCCGCGGGCGCGCATCGCCTGCTGGAACGCGCGGACCTCGACGCGGACGTCGCCGGCCTGGAGCGTCGGGCGGGAGCGGAGCCGGCGGACCGTCTCGAGGGTGAGGTTGCCGGACGGGTTGAGCCCGGCGTCGCGCTGGAAGTCCTGCACGACGTCGCGGAGTCCGGCGGTGAGCTCGTCGGCGGCCGGCGCGGGATAGCCGAACGCGAGGAGGAGGGCGGTGGTGTCCGCCGGCGAGAGGTGATCGGTGGCCATGCGGCCGAGGCTACTCGCGCGGCGCGAACACGCCCTTGACCGCGAACATGGCGGCGCCCTCGAGCTCGGTGAGGGCGGTCGCACGGTAGCGCGGCTCGAGGTCGCCCTCGTCGATCGCGTGCGCGAGCTCGACCACCTTGGAGCGGATCTTGCCGACGCGCTCGAGCTGCTCAGGCGTCGCGGGAGGGCTGTTCTCGACGCCCTTGAACCGGGCGGTGATCTCGTCGGCGCTCATGGCGGAGAGGCTACGCCTGTTGGTCCTCGTCGGCGGAGAGTCGCTCGAGCGCGACCATGTCGAGCCCGCGCCGGATCGCGGCCTGCTCGCCGGGCGTGAACGCGACGATCGGGGTCGAGCCGGTGTGCGCGGCCTGCACGCGGTCGGCCCACGAGACGTGCGCGAGGAACCCGCCGCGGTACGCGACGACGGTGTCCTTGAGCGCGGTGACCTCGCGGGTGAGGCGGCTGATCGTGCCGCCCTGCGTCTCGATCGTCTCGCCCTGCGTCTGCGCCTTCGCCTCGAGCTTGTCGAGGCGGTCCCAGAGTCGCTCGATCGGGGTCGGCTCGGCGACCTTCTTGTTGCTGCGGGCCCAGAGGCCGGTGATGACGGCGACGAGGACCATGAACGCGCCGGTGACGACGATCTTGAGGAGGTCGTCGTTCATGCGCGGCGCCTTGCTGCTGCGTCCTTCGCCCTCTCCGAGCGGACAATGTTGCGGATCCGCCAGAGGGTCTGCGCGGCGATCGCGGCCGGCCACCAGAACGGGAGGAGCCCGTTGGGGCCGATCGCGTAGAGCACGCAGAGGATGACGGCGACCATCTGCCCGGCGTAGGTCGCGAGGACGCCGATCGAGGACCAGAGCTCGAGGCGGGTGTCGCCGGTCTTGGCGGTGAGGTAGCAGCCGGCGAGGGCGGTGATCGAGCACGCGACGACGACGAGCGCCCAGACCTTCGCGGCGTCGTCGCCGAGCAGGAACTGCACCGAGCCTCCGCCGGCGATCAGGACGTTGAGCCCGTAGCCGACCTGCATGAGGTTGCGGAACGCGATGGTGCCGAGCATGTTCGGCCCCGCGAGCCCCGGCATGTCGAGGAGTCGCGGAGGAGACTGGTTCGGCACGCTCCCACGATGCGGCACGCGCGGGGTGCTCGAGCGCGGGACACGCGCTCGGCGTTCTACCAGCCGGTGATCTGGCGGACCTTGCTCCAGGGGCGGGCGGCGAGGACCTTGCAGTCCGGGCACTGGTAGCGGGCTTTCGCGCGCCAGTACGGGACCATGTCGGCGCCGGCGGCGATGCGGGTGTGCTCGGAGACGATCGTCGAGCAGCACATCGTGTCGTAGCCGCGGCCGGTCGGGACGCCGAGGTGGACGTACCCGGATCCGGCGCGCACGGCGACGACGTGCTCGCGCCGGACCCGGCGGTGGAACAGGCTCACGGCTCGAGCGCGGCGAGCACGCGCGGGAGGTCGATGTCGGGGACGTCGAGGACGAGGCGGGTGACGCCGCCGTCGCGAGACGCGCGGACCTCGACGCCGAGGTGCTTCGCGAGCGCGGCGGCGAGGTCGGGCGCGTCGACGCGGGTCGTTTCGCGGCGGGCGCGCTTCGCGACCTCGGCGACGGTCGCGCCGGCGACGGCCGCGCGGGTGAGCTCGAGGCGCTCCTCGTGCGTCTCCGCGGCGAGGATCGTGGAGCCGTGGCCGGCGGTGATCGTCCCGGCCGCGAGGGCATCGAGGGCCTCGCGGGGGAGGCCGAGGAGCCGGATCGTGTTGGAGACGTGCGGCCGCGAGAGGCCGAGGGACTTCGCGAGCGCCGCGATCGACATGCCCTTGTGGACGAGGGCGCTGAACGCGTGCGCGAGGTCGACGGGGTTGAGGTCCTCGCGGTGGAGGTTCTCGACCAGCGACGCGAGCGGCGACGGCTCGCGCACGACGGCGGGGATCGCGGCGAGGCCGGCGGCGCGGGCGGCGACGAGGCGGCGGGCGCCGACGACGAGGTCGTACCCGGCGACGCCGCGGGTGACGACGATCGGGGTGAGGACGCCGTGCTCGCGGACGCTGTCGGCGAGGCCCTCGTCGATCGTGTTGCGCGGGTGTGCGTTGCGGATCACGACGTCGGCGACGGGCACGGCGCGAAGCGTCACGGACTCGGCGTCGGGCGCGCCGGAGCCGAGGAACGCGGCGAGGCCGGCGCGGACGTCGGCGCCGAGCGACTCGGCGAGGTCGGCGCACCGCGCGCACAGCGGGAGCGCGTCGAGCTCGGCGAGGTCGTGCTCGCGGATGTCGAGGCCGCGGACCTGCGAGCCGCACAGCGCGACCCACGCGCCGGACTCGTGGCGCGACGCGGGGTGGACGCGTCCGCGGGCGCCGGCCTGCGCGAGCGACCGGCGGACGGTGGCGGTGGGGGCGGTCATCGGGTCACCTCGGCGACCTGCTCGGCGATGAACGCCTGGAGCGCGGCGAGGCGGGGCAGGACGTCGGTGGCGATGTCCTGCACGTTGGCCGCGTCGTGGCGGTCGGTCTTGATGAGCTCGAGCAGCTCGGCCATGGCGGCGGCGACGGTGTCGGCGTCGCGGACGGCGACGGACGCGTCCTGCGCGCGGGCAGCCTCGCCGACGAGCACGACGCCGGCGGGCGGGAGCTCGAGGTCGATCGCGTCGAGGGCGTCGAGGTCGCGGATGAGGGTGTTGGTGGCGGTCATGGGTTTCACCTTCGCGAGCTCGCGTGCCGCGGGGCAGACCCACATGGGGTGACCCCCTGACGAGGGGGCGTTTTTCGTCGAACGCTAGGCGAGGGGGAAGCTGCGGCGCCAGAGCTCGTCGCGGACGCGGACGGCGATCGTGTCGGCCGGGGCGGAGGCGTAGACCTTGACGACGTCCCAGCCGCGCCGCTCGGCCGCCTCTGCGACGTTTCGGGCGCGGGTGGCCCTACCGGTCGCCCACGTCTCGTTCTGCTGCGAGCCGCGCTCGAGGCGTCGCGCGGCGAGGATCTTGGGGCTCGCGGCGAGGTAGACGATCACGAGCTGCCCGCGCTCGGCGAGGGGCGCGAGGAACCGCTCGTGCGCGAGGCGGTCGCCCTCGCCGACGATCAGCGGCGGGAGGGCGGCGTGCTGCGCCCACTCCTCGGCGTGCGGGAGGACGCCCATGGAGAGGGCGTCGGTGCCGGGGAACTCGTCGCGGCGGATCCCGAGGTACACGCCGTCGGGCTGGGCGGAGTCCGCGACGAGGCGGAGGTGCTCGACGACGAGGGGCGGGTGGCCGACGTCGACGGGGCCGGCGGAGACGTAGCGCTCGAGCAGCGCGGAGACGAGCGTCGACTTGCCGACCGCCGGCGGGCCGACGACGTAGAGGGTCGCAGTCACGCGAGCGCCGCGTCGATCATCTGCCGGGCGACGATGGGGCCGAGCTGCACCCCGGAGGACGCGGCCGGCGTCATGGTGACGCGGTTCGCGGCGCGGATCACGCGGCCGGAGTCGCCGGCGCGGGGTCGGGGGCGCCACCCCTGCACGGTGCGGAGGACCTCGACGTCGCTGATGCCGAGGAGCGCGTGCGCATTGACCTGCCACGTCGCGAGCAGCTCGGAGAGGTCGGGGCGCTCCTTCGGGGTCTTCTGGAGCACGAGCGACGAGCCGGCCCACCACTCGTCGGTGCTCGGGACGGGGTAGGCGTAGGTGTTGTCGAACCGGTGGCGCTTGGCGGTGTAGACGGCGCGGGCGGGCGCCTCGTCGGGCTCGCGGAACCGGACGCGGGCGGACCAGCCCCAGAGGTAGCCGTCGCCGCGCTCGGCGGTCTGGTGCGCGACGAGGGCGACGCCGTTTTTCAGTGAACGCTCGACGCGGCGCTCCTCGTGGCGGGTGCGCATCGCGAGGACGAGGCCCTCGACGTCGACGGTGAGCGCGAACGGCTCGGCGAGATTCAGCGCGCCGCGGCGGGTGAAGGGGTAGCTGGCGCCGTGCGGGGGCGTCTTGTGCGCGAACAGGTACGGGGCGAGCTCGACGAGGCCGCGGAACCGGCCGGTGGCGTACAACTCGGCCCACGCGCCGCGGCCGGCCTCGAGGTCGCGGTGGTCCGAGGGGTAGACGCACCCGGTCGAGGCGTGCCACGCGACCCACGGGCTGTCGTTGTCCGACCAGGTGAAGTCGACGCCTCGCCGGTCGAGCTCGTCGGCGATCAGCGCGCCGGTAACTCCGAGGCCCTCGATGTGCAGCACGGGTCGAACGTACCCGTGGCGAGGTAGAGCTGCTTCGCGTGGCGCCGCGGTCCCTCCCAGCCGCCGAGCTCGCCGAGCCTCTCGCCGGCGAACACGGCCGAGCGGGCGTCCATCGCGAGCTCGTACCCGAGGCGGGGCGCGTAGGGCGAGCGGAGCTGCGCGAGCATGGCGTCGATGTCGTGGCCGAGGTAGTAGTGACCGCGGTTCAGGGAGTACCAGTCGCATAGCGACGTCTCGACCTGCGCGACGTCGGGCTCGCCGATCCGGCGGCCGAGGTCGGCGGTGGCCCAGTCGAGGAGCGCGATCGCGGCGGGGCCGTTGTCGGCGGGGAGGTGCGACCAGAGGAGCCCGAGGCCCTTGCGGGGGCCGGAGGAGTGCGCGTGGCCGGCGTCGAGGGCCTGCGTGGGGACGTCGGCGACCTTCTGGAGCAGCTCGGCGAGCTTGTACGACGCCCACCGGCCGTTGCCGTGGATGCGGGTGATGCGGTCGTTCAGGACGTCCCACTGCCACCCGTCGCCGCCGAGCCACTCGCGGGCGCCGCCGACCATCGCGCGGCGGAGCGCTCGGAGGTGCCGGACGCGGGCGCGCGGGTCGCGGAGGCCGCGGCGCTCGGTCGCGGTCGGGAGGCCGATGAGGGCCTCGCCGTCCTCGGGGAGGTCCGCCGGCGACGGGTAGCGCTCGAACATCGCGAGGGTGGAGGCGAGGTGGTAGAGGGTGACGTGGCAGACGGCGAGCCACGCGCGCTGCTCGGCGTCGAGGTGCCACCCGTCGGCGACGAACCGGAGGACCGGGTACGCGGGGTCGAGGTCGTTGGTCTCGACCTGCGCGCGGTGCCACCGGGCGTACGTGGCGATCGCGTCCGCGTTGCCGGTCACGCGCCCGCGAGCTCGGGGACGTCGATGACGACGTCGACCTCGTCGCCGAGGCCCTGCTCGGCGCGGATCCGGGCTGCCTCGGCGCGCTCCCGGTCGGTGCGGCGGGTCGCGGCGCGGACCGTCTCCTCGGCGTACGTCGCGCAGTCCTTCATGCCCTGGAGCGCGTAGTACACGACCGAGTACCGGTAGGCGTCCTCGGTGCGGCGGCGCATCGGGGTGACGCCGTGGACGAGGCCCTTGCCGTAGAACCAGGTGACGGTGCCGTCGCCGCACGGGAACACGAGGTCGTACTCGGGGAGGTGCAGGAGGCCGCCGTCCATGCCGCGGCGGACGACGGGCATCGCCGACCAGGTGTCGACGTTGTTGCCGTCGCGGTGGTACGGGAGCACCGCGGACTGGTTGATGACGCCGGAAGTCCACAGGCTGTCCTTGCCCATGCGCCAGTCGTCGAGGATCGCGCCGGTGACGAGCTCGCGGTCGTGCGCGGCCTGCTCGGGGTTGAGGTCCTCGAACTCGTGCGTGAGGTGGTCCGCGATCGCGTCGAGCGTCGAGGCGACGTCGGGGTTGTCCCGGCTCGTGACGGTGATCCGGCAGCCCTCGCGCATCGCCATGGGCTTTTTCGTGGCGTAGCCGAACGTCGCGCCGCGCTGCTTCATGTCGGCGCCGTGCCGGGCGGCGCCGGTCGAGCCGGTCATCTTGAGCCCGAGCACCGCGTGGCGGAGGCCGGCGCGGAGGTCCGCGGGGAGCGTCGTCACGAACCCGATGGTCGCGTGCGTCTCGGCGTCGATGACGCGGATGGTGTCGCCGGGGCGGGGCGCGCGGAACGACGCCTCGAGGTCGACGCCGACGGGGGTGCCGACGAGGGCGGAGGCCGCCTTGGAATCGACGATGCGCTCGAACGCGAGGAGAGTCTCGGTCACGGTTCCTCCGGGGGGTAGGGCGGGGCGTCGTCGCCGAGGTCGGCCTTGAGCAGCTCGACGACCGCGGACACGTTGGAGGCAACGCCGAACCGGTCGCACACTTCCCGGAGGCCGTCCTGCACCCAGAGGTAGCCCTCGACGGTGAGGTCGAGCACGAGCATGCGCTGGCCCGGGTCGGGGCGTTCGGCCGGGTCGCGCGGCGCGGGCGCGTCGGGCTCGACGTGCTCCTCGATCGAGGCGAGGAGGTCGCCGAGGTCGTCGTCGGAGTAGCCGGTCCCGCCGAGGTCGTCGACGGACTCGAGCAGCTCGAGGAGCGCGCCCTCGTCGTAGGACCCGAGCGACGCCGTGCGGTTCGCGGCGAGCACGATCCGACGGGAGCGGTCCTCGTCGGCCTCGACGACCCACGCGTCGAGGGCCTCGAGGCCGATCGCGCGGGCGGCCTGGAGCGTGTGGTTGCCGGAGAGGACGGTGTAGTCGCTGCCGCGGACGACGATCGGCGCGAACTGCCCGTTGGCCTGGAGGCTCGTCGCGATCGCGTCGACGTTGCCGCGGCGGGGGTTGCCGGGGTACTCGGCGAGCTTCTCGAGCGGGATCGAGCGGAGCTCGCCGTTCACGCGATCACCGCCGGGCGCTCGGGCAGCGTCGCGACGTGCGCGCCGAGGAGCCACGCGAGGGCGTCGAGGTTCGAGGCGAGGCCGTGTCGCTCGCGCACGACGCCGAGGGCCTCGACGACCCACCCGTACACGGGCGAGGGCATGTCGAGGACGATGATGCGGCGGCCGGCGGAGGTGCGGGATCCGTCCGAGGTGAAGATCGGCTTGTGGACGAGGGCCTTGACCTCGTCGTCGGTGTACGGCTCGGCGTGCGACGAGGCGAGGTCGTCGAGGAACCGGGAGTCGTAGCCGGTGCCGTCGAGGTCGGGCGTCGCGCGGAGCAGCGCGAGGAGCGCGGTGTCGTCGAACCCGCCGAGCTCGTGCGTGCGGTTCGCGGCGAGCACGATGCGCGCGGCGCGGTCGTCGTCGGCGTCGACGTAGCGGACGTCGGCCGCCTCCCATCCGAGCATCCGCATGGCGGCGAGGGTGTGGTTGCCGGAGAGGACGAACCCGGTCGAGCGCTGCACGATCAGGGGCTGAAACTGCTCATTCGCCTCGAGGGACGCGGCGATCGCCTCGACGTCGCCGCGGCGGGGGTTGCCGGGGTACTCCCGGAGCTCCGCGAGCGGGACGGTGGCGACCTCGATGGGGGTGTCGGTCACGGATGCAGGGTACGGGTCACGCCCGCCTGTCGTGCCGCGTCGAGGACTCGAACCTCGCTACCCGATCGGGGGCCGATTTACAGTCGGCCGTGCGTCCCTGCGCCCGCGGCGTGCTCAGGCGCGCGGATACCGGGAGCGGAGCTCGACCGGCGTGTGCATGGGGCGAGGGTACATGGCCGCGAGGGTCGGGGGCCAGTGCGCTTCTGAGGCCGGATCCCGGTTCGAGCGGCGCCTAGCGCCCCCCGCGGTGATCGTCCCGGAGGTAGGCGTGCTCGGACGCCTCGTTCTCGGATCGCCGATGCCGATGACCGTCCTCCGGGACGACCGTCGACGACCCTACTCGAGGTGCGCGAGGCGGCCGAGGACGAACAGCGCGCCCGCGACGACCATGACCGCCGCGGCGAGCAGCGGAACGTAGGCCGTCGCGGGCTCGCGCGTCACGCGACGCGGACCTTCTGCCCGATGCGGAGGGCGGTCGGCACGATCCCCGGGTTGAGGCGGAGGAGGTCCTCGACGTCGACGTCGACCTTCTTGTCGCGGGGGTCGGAGTAGAGCGCCGCGATCTTCGTGAGGGTGTCGCCGGAGCGCACGACGTAGGTGACCTTCGCCGAGGCCGGCTTCGTGACCTTGTGCACCGCGGCGACGACCGGCTTGGTGCGCTGCGCGCCGTAGTGGCGGAGGTGGTTCGGGTCGCGTCCCGGGAACTGGAGCTTGAAGCCCCACTTGAGCGCGATCGCGAGGAACGCGGAGTCGAGCGGGGTGCCGACGACGTCGAACGCGAGGCCGTCCTCGTGAGTGCCGAGCGGGTGGTCGGCGATCGCGACCGTCGAGCGGGGGTTGAGGCCCCACCGGACCTTCGCGGCGGCGGACGAGCCGGCGCCGGCAAGGTGCATGGCGTGCTGCACGGCCTCGGACCGGTAGCCGCCGGCGGGGCCCGCGATCGCGATGGTGCGGCCGAGCTTGCGCTTGACCTCCGCCTTGAGGGATCGGAAGTCCGCCGCGGCGACCTTGCCGAGGGCGATCGAGCCCTGCACGGTCACGAGCTGCGCGGAGGTGAGGTGGCCGACGGTCATGCGACCAGGGTGCGGGATGCGCCCGCCGTGCGGCCGCCGCGACGCGCCGTCAGGCGAGCGCGGGCCAGGGGACGCAGAATCGCGCCGAGCCGCCGTTCGGGAGGCCGGTCGTGAGGATGAACAGGTCGAACGTGGAGTTGCTCACGTAGAACCCGGCCGCGACCCACGCGGAGCCGTTGTACGCCATGCCGCCGAACCCGTTGTCGCCGGTGCCCTGGAGCATCGGGCGGAATCCGGGCGGGAGCGTGCAGAGCCGCGCGCCGGCGGAGACGGACGTCGTGGTGTTGAAGCACGCCTCGAACGTCACGACGCCGCCGGAGCGGACGAGCTTGGTCGGGGCGACGGTGACGGCGTAGGACGCGACCGAGAGCTGCGAGGTGCCGTCGACGAGCTGCTGCTGCGACTGGTAGTCGCGGAGGTCGGCCTGCGCGGCGCGCGCGCGGGCGTTCGCGTCGTCGATGAGGCTCCGCATCTTCGCGAGCTCGCCCGCGAACCACGCCCGGTTGCCCTGCGGGTCCGTCTCGTACTTCATGCCGCGGCCGTCCGGAGAGGCGCGACCTGGATCGACGCGGAGGAGTCCGCGAGCGACGCGGCGACGGACAGGATGCGCACGTCCATGCGGGCGGAGCCGAGCAGCGGGTGACCCTTCACGACGAGCGTCGCGTAGTCCCCCGCGTTCACGTCGGCGAGCTTCGGGGCGAGGTCGATTCGCGCCTTGAACGTGAGGGTCGTGGTGAGGAACCGGCCGGCCGCGACGTCGCCGTCGGCGTAGACCTGGAGGTTGCTCGCGGACACCTCGTCGTTGTACTGCCCGGCGGACTCGAGGCGCGGGTAGCCGAGGCTGATGAGGTAGCCGTCGTGCCGCTTGCGGGCGAGCAGCGTCGAGACGACGTTGACGCCGTCCGGGGTGGAGTCGAGCGTCGCGCCGAACTCGTACGCGGTCGTGAGGAGCGTCGTCGCGGACCGGTTCACGGAGACGGACGTCGCGGTCGGGGTCGGCGCGGAGGTGTCCCAGACGTGCGGGGTGCCGGCCTGGCGGAGCTCGGGGTTGCCGGTCATCAGGCGCCACCGGACGAACTGCCCGTCGTCGGTGATGTACGGCTGGAACATCACGTCGAGGCCGGCGGCGACGATGTCGTCGAGGGCGGCGCCGACGGTCTTAAGCGTCTCGCCGGTGAAGGTGCGGGTGTCGGAGCCGGCGATGTCGGCCTCGAAGTCGACGGGGACGTTGCCGCCGGTCGCGGACTGCGCGAGCTGCACGAGCTGCTTCGCGATCGTCCGCGTCGACGCGTTGAACGCGACGGTCTTGCCGACGGGCGTCGAGGAGGTGTCGAAGTCGTTGAGCAGGGGGAGCACGAACCGGTAGTCGAAGTACGAGCGGAGGCCGGCGGCGGAGAGGGACCAGACCTGCGAGTCGCCGTCGTAGCTCGAGGACCAGATCGGGCCCGCGTTGAGGAGCTTGCCGTCCTGGACGTAGCCGAGGAACGATCGGCCCTCGCCGAGGTCGGTCGCGATCGGGATGACGGCGGCGGCGCCCGTGACGGGGTCGATGACGGTGGGGTCGGTCACCGGGAGCCGCACGGACCCGCTGATCGTCCCGGCGCCGTTGAGGACGACCTCGACCCCGCCGGAGCGCGCGGGGATGTTCCGCTGCCGGATCCGGCCGGTGACGAGGTCGCCCGCGATCAGGGTCGTGACCACGGTCTACGCCTGGTCGTAGGTGTAGTCCCAGTAGTACAGCGACCCGTCGTTCCAGACGAACGGGGTGTTGCCGTACATGTTCCACCGGGAGACGTAGGCGTACTGCCCGGCGCCCGAGGCGGCCCAGTAGTCGAGCCCCAGGAACTGCTGCCCGTTCTGCCGGCCGGAGAGCTTGATGATCGTGCCCGGGTTGCTGCCCTGCACGCCCATGAAGGCGCCCTCGTACTCCTGCGATCGCGCGAGGATCGGCTGCTGGATGTAGAGCGACGGGTTGCCGTTGAACGACCCGTTGGTCTGCCGGATCGTCCCGCGGTAGGTGACGCGTCCGGCGGCGACGCGCCACTCGGGCTGGCGGGTGAAGCCCCACCCGGGGTCGGCGTTCTGCGAGCCCTGGAGGCCGGACACCTGCGGGTTGGTCCACGTCTGCCACTCGCAGTCCCACGGCTTCCAGGCGGTCCCGTTGTAGCGGACGACCATGTTGGTCGCGGAGGTGCCGTTGTTCGTGGTGTACGCGAGGACGACGGCGAGCGCGCCGTACGCGCCGGGGTTCGCGGGGAGCGCGGCGTTGTTCGCGTAGACGGGCATGCCGGTGACGAGGCCGGTGTAGGTGCGGCGGTCGGTGATCTGCACGGCGGTGCCCGCGGTCGCGCCGGCGGGGACGAGGGCGTCGAACAGCACGAGCGCGCCCTGCGGGAGGCCCGTCGCGGCGGGCGCGGTCGGCGACGCCGCGGGGGTGCCGACGAGAGCGTCGATTCGCGCGTGGGTGGCATCGCCGGCCTCGGGGTCGGGCTGGCAGACGTAGACGGTGTCGATGCGCGGGTTGCTCGCGGACGCGGCCGTGAGGGTCAGCGGGACCGTGGTCGACGAGCCGACGAGGTAGCCGCCGAGGCCGGGCGACGCGGACCGGGTCGTGACGGCGTAGCCGGGGTTGAGGTTCAGCGTGAGGGCGCTCGAGGACGCGGAGCCGACCGCGAACGGGTTGTTGCCGTTCTGGATCACGCCCGGCTTCGGGATGCCCGCGGCGACGTCGGAGACGAGCAGCGCGGAGAGCGCACGGCGCGCCATCGCCGCGGTGGCGAGGTCGGCCTTGGTCGGGGTGTTGATGAACAGGCCCGTGTCGATGTTGACCATCGGTCACCACCATGCCTCTCTGTAGGTGACGGTCATGCCGGCCCCGGCGTCGGACTGCCCGGCGGCGAACAGGGTGTAGGCGCGCGAGCCCTTCGGCGGGATCGGGGTCCAGCTCGGGGACGTGAGGTAGGTGGTCTGGTCGGAGCCGTCGATCGTCGCTCGGCCGCCAGCGTAGGGCGAGAGGATCACGGTCGAGCCGGGCGAGACGGTGCGCTGGAAGGTGATGACCTCGCCGGCGTCGGAGACGATCACGAACCCGGCGGAGTCGAAGTACCCGGAGACGGCGAACGTCGGGAACGTCGGGGCGGTGCCGGTGTTGGCGAGCGCGACGCTGTTCGTGCCGGTGAAGGATCCGAACGACAGGGTGCCGTCCGAGAACAGGGGGAAGGTGAGGCCGTCGGTCGCCGCGGGGAGCCCGATCCCGCGCTGCTGGCTGATGAGCGGGCCGTACTTGCGACCGTCGGCGGCGACGAGCGGGATCTGAAAGAACGCGCGCTGCCCGCCGTAGGGGAGGACCTGCGGGTTGGAGGCGAGGCGGACCTGCATCTGCCGCGTCCCGGCCTCGTCCATGACGGTGAGGGTCATCGGGCCACCGGTGGGCGACAGGCCCGCGAGGCGGTCCCACGCGGCCGTGCGCGCGGCGGCGCGGGTCGACGCCTGCACGACGCCGTTGATCGAGAACGTCTTGGGCCGGCGGAACGTCGGGGCGTCGAACCCGCCGTCGCCGAGGGGGATGTTCTCGATGTTGGTCTCGACGGGCGGCGGCGACCACCAGCCGTCGAGCTCCTGCACCTTCCACGACGGGTCGCCGACCGGGTCGTCCGTGAGGGTCAGCTCGCCGAGGGTGACCGTCATCGTGGCGACCATGGCTACTGCCCTCCGGTGAGCGACTCGACGGCGAACCGTACCTTGCCGAGGAGGTTCTCGGCGTACTCGACGTCGTCGCGGTCGGCACCGGCGGGCACCTCGAGGTGCCACTCGTGGTGGTGGGTGTCGCCGGAACCGGCCCCGCCCGCGCCCCTCGCGCCGCTCACGGCCGACGCGGGGCCGACGCTGGAGCCGGACACCCGCGGGACGCTCACGAGGCCGGAGACGGCCGCGTTGACGTCGGAGTAGGTGCGCTTCACGCCCTGCACGACGCCGGCGCCCATCATCTGCCCGACCTCGCGGTCCATCACCCGCGACGGGGACTTGATCCCGAGGGCCTTCTTCAGCCGGTTGACCGCCCCCTTGGAGAGGTCGTCGAACACGTCGTCGAGGTTCTTCGCGTTGGCCTTCACGCCCTGCGCGAGGCCCTTGACGATGTCGCGGCCGGCGTCCTTCATCGCCCCGGACGTGTTGATCCCGAGGCCCTTGACCCGGTTGAGGGCAGCCTGCTCGAGGACGCCGATCGCCGCGTCGATCGAGGTCGCCTGCGACGTCAGCGCCGTGACGTTCGCCTGCGCGGCGGCGATCCCGGCGTCGTACATCTGCTTGGACGTCGAGGTCCCGAGCTGGTTCGCCGCGGTGTCGAGCTGCCCCTGGAGCGCGGCGATCTGCTGCACGGCGCCGGACCCGTCGGAGGCGAGGGCCTTGGCCGTCGCGAGCCCGTTCTCGACGCCGCCGGCGACGAGCTGCGAGTAGGACGTCTGGTCGAGGCCCTTGGTCTTGAGCTGCGCGAGCAGCGTCTGGAACTCCTGCGTGTCCGCGACCTGCTTCTTGAGGGTGTCGACGATCGAGGAGACGGGGTTGGACGCCTGCGCCTTCGCGCCCGCAGTCGAGGCGTCGGAGACGGCCTTGTTCGCGGCGTCGAGCTTCCCCTGCACGCCGTCGGCCGCCTTCGCCGCATCAGCGACCGCGCCGTCTGCCTTCTTCAGGTCGGCGGTGTACTGGATGATGTCGGCGACGGCCTTGTTGCGGTCGCTCGCGGACCCGGTCGTCGACTGCTGGAGCGCGAGGTTCAGCTTGTCGTTGATCGTCTGCCGGTCGGCCTGCTGCTGCGCGAGGGTCTTGGCCGCATCGGCGAGGTCGGAGGTCAGGTCGGTGACCTGATCGCGGGCGTCCTTCGCGTCGTCGTCGGCCTTCGCGATCGCGTCGAGCCGGTCCTGCACCGCCTTGCCGTAGCTGTTGACGACGTCGCCGCCGGCGATCGCGTTGGACGCGACGTCCGCCTGCATCTGCTTCTTGTCGTCCTTGAGCCCGGCGAGCTTGTCCTGCGCCTTGGCGAGGCGGTCGGCGACGCGGTCGCGCTCGCGCGCGAGGGTCCCGAGGGCCTTCGTGTCGGACTGGAGCTTGTCGATCAGGCCCCCGCGCTGCTTCTTCGACGGGAGGTCCTTGTTGATCGCGGCGATGACCTTCTTCTCGTCGTCGATCTGCCCGGCGAGCACCTTCTTCCGCTTCGCCGAGGCGTCCTTGTACTGGTCCTCGAGCTTGTCGAGCTTCTTCTGCGCGGCGGTCCGGTTCGCGATCAGAGAGTCGAACGCGCCCGTGACCTTGGAGACGAGGCTCGTCATGGCCTTCTGCACCTCGCCGGCGGAGCCGTTGAGGCCGTCTCGGAAGCCGGCGTTGACGAACTCGCCGATGGCCTTGAACACCTTGGACGGGGAGTGGATCCCGAGGAGGCTCTTCGCCCAGTCGATCGCGCCGGAGACGACGCCGCCGATCGCCTTGAGCACCGAGTCTCCGGCGCCGGTGATGCCGTCGACGATGCCCTGCACGACGTTGCCGCCGATCGAGGCGACCCCGGAGACGAACCCCTGGAACGCGGCGATGCCGCCGGTGACGATCCCCTTGACCGCCGCGACGACGATCCCGACCGCCCCCGTGAGCACGCCGACGACGACCTGGAATGCGCCCGAGACGATCTTGCCGAGGCCGCCCCAGACCTTGGACCAGTTCCCGGTGAGCAGCCCCGTGAAGACGTCGATGACGCCGGTGACGACGGTGATCGCGCCGCTGATGATCGGCACGAGCGCCCCGAACACGGCCGAGACGATCGGGAGGAGGGCGCTGATGACCTTGACGAGGGTCGTCCCGAGGATCTTGACCAGCGGGGTGATGATCGGCAGGAGCGCGGTGATGACGGTCCCGACGAGGGGCAGCACCGCCCCGGCGAGCTGCGAGAGCAGCGGGAGCAGCGCGCCGGCGAGCGGCGCGACGAGCTTGAGGACCGCGCCGACGACGGGCAGCAGCGCGGCGACGAGGTCGATAATCAGGCCGGCGACGACGGGCAGGATCGGCGCGAGCACGCCGAGGGCGTCGGTGACGAGGTGCCCCATGACGCCGGCGACCTGCGCGATGATCGGCGCCAAGGTCGTCATGGCGCCCGCGAGCGCACCACTGATGAGCTGCACGATGGTCGTGATCGACGGCATGAGCTCGGTGAAGATCCCGGCGAGCTGCGTGACGAGCTGAACGACGATCGGGACGACCGCGGCGAACACGGTGCCAAGCACCCCGCCGAGGGTCGTGAACAGGCCCGCGATGGTCGGGAGGACCTGCATAAGGCCGCCGACCAGCACGCCGGCGAGGGTGCCGATCATGCCCGCGAGGAGCGGGAACTGCGGCGCGAGCGCCTTGAGGATCGTCATGACCGGCGAGAGGGCCGGGAGCAGCGCGAGGAAGTCCTTCCCGAGCCCGCCGACGGCCGGGCCGAGCGCGGTCTGGAACCCGGCGACGAGGGGCTGGATCACGGGGAGGAGCTGCCCGAACGCGTCCTTCGCCGCGTTGGTGAAGATCGAGAACCCGCCCTGGTCCTTCGTGAGCCAGTCGAGGCCCTTCGTGGCCACGCCGGCGAGCTTGGACAGCACGGGCAGCAGCAGACCGCCGAGCGTCTCCTGGAGGTTGCCGCCCGCGATCTTGAGGGCGTCCATCTTGCCCGCGTAGGTCTCGGCGTACTTGGCCCCCGACCCGCCGAACTCCCCGTTGAGCTCCTTCAGGATGACCTTCTGCGCGCCCATCACGTCGCCCGAGGCGACCATGGACTTGATCATCGACTTCTGCTGGTCGTCGAACGTGACGCCGACCTTGGACAGGGCACCGACGCCCTTGACCGGGTCGTTTAGCGCCTTCCCGAGCTGGATCGCCGACGTCGACATGTCGGTGCCCATGGCCCTCGACATGTCGGCGAGGGTCTGCCCCGTCTGGTTGAAGACGTCGTTGCCCTTGCCGGCCTCGTTCCGGATGTTCTTGAACGTGAGCAGCATGTTGAGGCCGGACTGCGCGCCCTCGTCGTCGACGGCGTTCTTCTTGCTGATCGCGGTCGCGAGGTCGCCGACCCCCTTCGCGGTCAGCCCCGCTGCGTTCGCGGTCGACTTGAGGACCGCGTCCGTCTGCGCGCCGACGACCTGCGACTCGGCCGCGGCGTCGACGAGCTGCTTCGTGAACCCGAGGACGGCCTTGCCGGCGACGAGCAGCCCCGCGCCGGCCGCGATCTTCTTGAGCGACCCGACGATCGACTGCGAGGAGGACTCGGTCGACTTCGCGCCCTGCTGGCCCGCCCGCTCGAGGTCGGAGGCCATCTTGCCGCCGGCCTTGCCGGCCTTCGCCATGGCCGAGAGGAGGTCGGTGACGTCACCGCCGGCGGTGATGTTGACGTCAGACACCCGACCTCCTCTCCTGGTTCAGCCCCTCCGGGCCTCCTCGCGTTCAGCCGGTTCGACGATCGTCAGCACCGCTAGCCACATCGCCCACTCGGCGGTGCTCATCCGCTCCTCGAGCTCCGAGACGGTGCATCCGATCCGCTCCGCGACTATGAAGCGGGCTCGGAGGTCCCCGTCGAGGAGGAGGCTTTTCCCGCCGTCTCGATCGCCTCCTCGAGCGACGACTTCTGCTCCTCGTCGTCGCCGTCGGAGTCGTCGTCGTTGGTGAGGCCGGACAGTCGCATCGCCACCTTGGCGAGACGGTCCGTCGCGGCGCCGTTCTTACCCTGGAGCATGTCCATGTCCGAGTGGTCGAACGCGCGCTCGCCCGCGCCGACCTCGTCCTCCGGCACGAACGCGGACGCGATCACGAGCGCCGCGTAGTACCGGTTGACCTCGGTGTTGCCCTTCTTGTCCCGCGTCGCCATGGCGATGCGGTTGCGCTCCGCGAGCGTGAGCGACCGGACCTCGAAGCGCTCCCCGTCCCACTCGGGGACGGAGACGACCTCGCGCTCGGAGTCCTGGACAGCGGCGATCCGCTGCGACTTGGCACCCATAGGTGGGCCCTTCTACTCGATCAGGGGAAGACGCCCTCGGTCGTCGACCCAGTCCGCTGGAAGTCAACGGTCATGGTGACCAAGTCTCCGGTGCTGGAGGAGACGTTGATGCCGGTGATGAGCGTCTCCCGCTCGCTGAAGTACTTGCCGGTGCCGGAGCCGGCGGGGCCGAACCGGACGGTGCAGGTCGGCTGCGTGCCGGCCTGCTGCGCCGCCTTCACCTGGCGGACCATCGTGAGGAACGCCGTCTCGAACGTGCCCTCGACCGAGAACGTCTCGTCGCCCTGGCCGATGACGTACGTCTTGTCGTTCTGCCCGAAGTTGGTCGACTCCGCGGTGTCGATCGACTCGGACGGGGAAGCGGAGCGCGAGTATGCGCTGATGTCCGTCAGCGTGCCGGACGCGTTGTCCATGCCGACGTAGGTGACCTTGCCGTGGTTGGGCATGGATCAGGCTCCTTCTCAGTAGAGGCCGAACGCCGCGAGCGCGGTGCTGGCCCCGGTGCCGGTGATGGTCTCGACGGCGCGCACGAACGCGCCGGCGGTGGTCGCGGTGCCGGCCACGAGCACGGAGCCCTTGGCCGTCGCCGCGAACGTTGTGGTGGCCCCGGCGAGGTCGGTCCAGCCGGTCGAGCCGTCGGCCGAGGTCTGGATCTTGAGGGCTGAGACGGCGGAGCCGGTCGCGGCCGTGCGGTGGAACGCGGCGGCCCATCGCATCCCCGCCGGGATTGCGGCGTCGAGCTGCACGGTGGGGCCGGTCGTCGTCACGGTCCGGGAGACGAGGTCGAGGAGGTGCTTGCCGTGCGCGAGGCCGTCGTTGACCTGCGCGGACAGCGACGTCGAGACGATCCCGTCCATGGGGGAGGTGATGCCCCAGGCGGTGTGCAGCTCGCGGCCGAACTCGCACGGGTTGCCCGCCTTCGGGCCGCCCATCCCCCAGCCGACCGTGAGCACCGACTCGCCCTGCGTGCTGATCTGCTGGCGGACGATGTCGCGGATCTCGCCGACGTTGCCCTCGTAGCGGCCGGACGCGTCGACGGTCGCGTCGGAGAGGCCGATGACGTAGGTCTTGTCCTGGTCCTGAAACGCGGTCGTCTCGGCGGTGTCCTGCGACTCCGCGGTCGACATGTCGTTGAACCACTGGTGGATGGGGTACGCGCCGAGGACGATGCTCGTCGCCTTGCCGTGAATGGGCATCCGCCCCCCTCTCGGAGTGGAGGCTAGGGCTGCTCCTCGCCCTCCTCCGGGCCTGACACGCCGACAGCGTCCGTCGGGGCCGGACGCTCGAACTCGGCGCCGCACGCGTGGCAGACGCCCTGCTCGACGCCCTCCGGGGTGAACGCGCCCCGCACCCACTCGACGCGGTGCGGCTTGCCCTCGCGTTCGGGGCACTCCTCCTGCCACGGGTCGAGCTCGACGGGCTGCTCGTCGAGCTCGCCGGGCTGCTCGAGCAGCTTGCGGAGCGTGAGCATGCTCGCGATGACGGCGTCGACGGCGACGATGAGGTCCTCGCGGTCGACGCTCACGGCGCCGCCACGATCACGGGAGCGACCGGGGAGACGACGCGGAGCCATACCGGGACGTCGACGGACCACTGCGCGCGGCGCTGCTCATCGCGGCCGAGCGGGTTCGGCGTCGGGGCGTTGTCGCCGCCGATCATCAGGAACGGGAACCCGTGGATGGTGGGGGCGAGCTGCCCAGCGCGGTGGAGGAGCGTCATCAGGCGCCAGACGGCGTTGCGGGGGCCGAGGTAGTCGTCGGGCTCGCCGCGGACGTAGAGGTTCGCGTAGGGGCCGATCACGTCGTTGCCCCAACCCATCGTGCTCGAGACGAGGCCGCGGACCTCGGTGAGGATGATGCAGGCGGCCGGGAGGTCCTGGTCGTCGGAACGGCGGCCGACGTCGACGATCCCGAAGTCCCCGAGGCCGTTGTCGAGCGCGAACAGCGCGAGCGCGTCGAGCCACGTGTTCGGCTCGAGGGCCGGCTGCGCGGCGCTCACGAGCTCGCCGTCCCGAGGCGCTTGAGCGCGAGCTCGAGGCGGCGCTGCATGTCGGGCACGGCCGCGCGCACGGGGTCGATGACGTACCCGCCCTTGCCGCCGAGCGGGTGGTTGAGGGTGCGGTTCTCGTGCTGAACCTCGGCGTACGCGGTCGCGGCGCCGCCGTAGGTGATCGCGACCTCGACGCGGGCGTCGCCGATCATCTCGGGATCCTTGAGCTGCCCGCTGTTCTTGAGCGTGCCGGACGTGCGGCCCTTCTGCCGAGGCGAGACAGGCACCTCGCGCTGCGACTGCCGGAACGCGCCCTGCATCCCCTCGTGGATCGCTCGAGCGGCCGCCTGCGGGGCGCCGTCGGCGACGGTCTTGAGCCGGAAGTCCATGCCCCGCTTGTCGACCTTGAACGCGTGCATCATGCGTACTCCACCTCCGCCCCGTACTCGCCGTCCTCGTCACGGTAGACGGTGACCTTTGCGATGGTCGGCCGCGACCCGTCGGGCAGCTCGAGGCCGTCGTCGACGGTCGGGAACCGGGTGAAAGGCGCGAACGGCGGGTCGACGTCGGGCCAGTACGCCGGCGGCGGGAGGTACAGCGTCCCCGAGGTGTTCGCGGACTCGCCCTCGGATCCCTCGGTCGTCGAGCCGCCCGCTACCCAGTAGGCGCGCATCGGGACGGGGGAACCGTAGGCGCGGCGGCCGTACTGCGCGGGTCCGCCCTGCGGGAGGAGCAGCGGCGTGCTGGTCATGACCTCGAGGAGGTCGGTGTCGAACGTCACCGGTAGCGCTCGGGGAACCCGGCGCCGTCGGTCATGCCGATGCCGAACACGGGCGGCTGGTCGTCGTCGTAGCCGTCGCCGAGGCCGACGACCGGAACGCCGCCGGCGGTCGCGGTGCCGTCGGCGAGGGACGCGGCGAGCATGCGCATGTCGGCGGCGTTCTGCGAGTAGTCCTTCGTGGTCGAGAACGGGCCGACGGTGATCTGCTTCTTCGCGGTCGCGGAGTAGAGGCCGGCGCGCTTGCGGGCGGCGACGGCCGCGGCGGTGCGGACGTTCTGGCCCGCGGCGACGAGGTAATACGCGATGTCCTCGTCGCTGATCGAGAACGGTCCCTCGAGCTGGTCCTCGATCAGGAACCGGACCTCGTCCTTGGGGGTCGGGAACGCCCCCTGCGCGTTCGGGCCCGCGTAGCTGAAGGTCACTCGGGGCGCCCGTCGACGTAGACGACGACGTCGGCGGGGATCCCGGTCGGGTCGTCGAAGTCGAACGCGTTCCCGTCGAGGTCCTCGACCGCGATCGTCTTGGCCTCCTCACCGGATCCGAGCCACCCGGCGAGGGTGCGCTTCTCGCCGCCCTCGACGGTGACGACGACGTCGTCGGTGGAGTAGGAGCGGGGCGTCTGGTCGGCCATGGGGGTTCCTCTCACATGCGGATGCCGAGGCTGAGGAGCCTCGTCTCGAGCGCCAGGATGCGGGCGTCCTGCGCATCGTGCCACGCGAGGTGCGCGGGGAGCGTCAGCGGATCGACGCTCCCCGCGCACAAGCGGGGGCACGGCACCATGCCCGGCAGGACGTCCATCGGGCTAGATGAGCGTGAGCCCGAGCTTGACGCCGGCGGCGATCGCGGTGGTGTCGGTGTCGGCCATGCCGCCGGTGACGGCGTACCCGATGCCGGCGGCGAACCGCTTGCCGTACTGCCCGAACTCGACGACCACGGCCTGCCCGGTCGCGACGGGGATGACCTGGCTCGCGGGCGTCGTGCCCGGGACGGGCACCGAGGCGCTGTTGAACAGCTTGACGTACACGGTCGCGCCGCTGTTGTTCGAGACGTCGAGCTCGAACAGGGACCCGCCGGACGCCTTGATGACGCCGGCGGGGGTGCCGGTCGCAACCGCGATGTGCTGCCCGGTCGCGGAAGCGACGTAGTTCGGGGACTGCGTGACGACCTGCGAGGTGTCGCCGGCCACCGGGGCGGTGTTCGCGGCCTTGACGACGACGCTCGTGCCGGCGCCGTAGCCGTCCTGCACGCGGACGAGGCCGATGACGTTCGAGCCGGCGGGGAGCGGCGCGTCGAGGGCGATCATCGCGTTGCCGTCGGTCGCGTCGAGCACGACCGCGGCGGAGCCCGAGGTGTACGAGGTCGCAGCGAGGCGGACGTACGGGAGGGCGCTGATCGTCGCCTGCCAGAGGCCGGCGCCAGTGATCGCGGTCGCCGAGGCACCGGTCGCGACGTTGAGCCACGTCGCGGGCCCGTTGACGGTGAACCAGGTGACGCCGTCGAGGGAGCCCTGGAGGCTGATCGTCTCGACGAACGTGCCCGAGACAGCGGCGACCAGGGTGTCGCGCGGGCCCGGGGTGATCGGGACCGTCGCGTTGAGCGCGCCGAGCGTGCCCGAGGCGGTGACGTCGGCCGGCAGCGACGCGGCGCCGCCCCCACCTCCGCCGACGACGGGGAGCGGGTTGGACGGGGTCACTTGCTGGCGGATGCCGGCGTCGGTCAGGAACTCCACGGGACGTGTCCTCTCATGACGACGGCCCCCGCACCCGACCTCGAGGGGCCGGGCCAGGGGCCGTCATGGTGTGCTGGTGGGTCAGGCGACCACGTTCTGGAAGTAGACGCCGAGCTCGGGCGCGACGATCTTGTTGCTGAACGCGATCTGCGACTCGACGCGGTCGGCCGCGAGCTCCTCCATGCGGAAGCGCTTCGTGCCGATCGTCGCGCCGAGGCCGTAGGACACGCCCGTCCACGAGAACGTGTAGCCGGCGCTCGGCGTCATCAGGCCCGGGTTGGGGGCCGAGTAGCAGAGCAGCGCGGACTTGCCGAGGTTGAACCCGTACGAGGGGGTCAGGCCCTCGGCCGCGGTGTTCACGATCGACGTGGAGACGAGCACCCGGTCGACGTCGAAGTACCGGGCGATGATCGCCTCGGTGATCGCGCCGGAGTCGGTGTACTTGATCCGGTCGAGGATGTCCGGGTGGGTCGTCAGCGCGAGGTACGCGTCGTACCCGAGCACGAGCGTGTTCGGCAGGAACCCGGTGACGGACAGGATCTGGCGCGCGGCGGCCTTGATGTCCGTGATCGGGTGCGAGCTCGCGGTGTTCGACCACTGCACGAACTGGTTCGCGCCCGGCGCCGAGGTGACGCCGGTGAAGTCGGTGCCCCACACGCCCGTCTTGAAGAAGTCGGACATGACCTGCCGCTCCTTGCGGAGGCGGAGGCGGGAGACGACGAACCGCGCGGCGGCGGAGTCGAGGTCGAGCGCCGAGGACGCCTGCGCGGCGGTGATGTCGTCGATGTCCTTGTGGAACGCCCACACGTTGCACGAGTAGGTGTCCGTCTGGACGCCGAAGCCGGACCCGGCCGACTCGAACCCGCCCGTGCGGCGCTGGGCCTCGTCGCGGAGCCAGTCCTCCTTGGGGTAGGACCAGTAGAGCCCGCTGATCTGGTCCACCGGCACGACCGGGAAGATCCGGTCGGCGATGAACTGCGTGTCCTGCTGGTCGAACGCCACCGAGAGGTTGGTGAGCGGCTGGTCGATGAAGACCCTGTTGTTGGGCTGAGGCATGGCCTAGCTCCCCCTTCTCAGTAGCTCTGGGCGCCGGCGAAGTCGACGCGCGCCGCGATGATCTGCCCCGCGACGCCCGCCTCGCGGGCGACGCCGAACACCTTGCCGGTCTGGGCGACGCGCTTGATCGCGCGGCCGTCGGCCCCCGCGATGAGCTGGTCGCCGATCGCGACGGTGCCGCCGAGCCGGACCTTGTTCGTGCCGTCGTCGACGAGCGCGATCGAGGCGCCCACCTTCGGCGGGACCGTGTACTCGATGATGCCGTCGCCGAGGCCCGCGCCGGCGAGGACGATCGTCCCGTCGGCCTGGCGCACGCCCACGAAGTACTGCTTGTCGGTCAGGTCGGCGCCCGCCGGGTAGGTCTCGGCGTGCCGGGGACCCCACTCGAAAGCCATGGTCTACTCCTCCCCGGCGCCGTTGCGCGCCGCGTCGTAGAGGTCCGGGTGCGCCGAGTACACGGCCGCCCTCGCCTGCTCGATGGTCTTCTGCTCGCCGGACTCGACGAGGCTCTTGGCCATGCTCTCGACCCGGCCGGAGGGCGAGTCGGGCATGGGGGCGGCGACGGTGCCGAGCTCCTTGACGATGATCGCCCGGTTGGCCCTGGTCGTCTCGACCGCCTTCGCGAGGCCGGTGCGGATCGCGTCCGCGGCCTCGGGGGACGACTCCGCGAACTGGCGGAGCGCCGGAGCGACGACGCCGGCGTCGACGCCGATCCCGCCGTACGCCTTCTCGAACTCGGTGACCGCGGTCGCGTCGAGCGCCTTCTGCATCGTCTCCGCCTCTCGCGCCTCGGCGGCGGACGCCCGCTCGGCGAGGCTCTTGAGCATCGCGACGGCGTCGTCGCCGAGCGCCTTCGCGAGGGCCGGGGACGCGAGCACCGCGGCGGCGTCCGGCGCGGCCGGCTGCACGGCGGGCTGCCCGGTCGTCGGGTCGATCGCGCCCTCGGTGCTGGGGACGTCGGGATCCTCCTTCTCGGAGAGGTCCCGGACGGCCTGCCAGACGGTCGCGAGCTGGTCCAGGATCGGGGCGAGGTCGCCGCCGGCCGCCTTGGTGAACTCGGTCGTCTGTTCGGGCGTGAGGGCCTTCGCGAGCGCCGCTGCGCCGTCCTCGCCGCCGAGCGTGGTGCGCTGCTCGGGGGTCAGGGACTTGAGCAGGGTCGCCGCGGTGGCCGCCTCGACGGTCTTCGGCATGGATGCTCCTCGTCCGAGCGCGGCGAGCAGCGCGTCCGCGCCCTCGGTGCCGACGCTCTTGCGAATGAAGAAACCGTCGCGGAGGTGCGCCGGTCGGTCGACGCCGGAAACCTCGGTGATGCGCGGCGCGACGAGCTTGCGCTGCTTGGTCACGCTCTCCGGCATGCCCGACCTCCCGGTGTCTGTACGGCTGCACAGTACGGAGGGCGCTCCGGCGTGCCACGCGGCGACACGCCGGTGCGATTCAGTGGCGCGGGATGGGGAGCTCGATCGGTCCGGTGTGTGGCCACGGGCCGGGGGTCACGGTGGCGGGCGGCCGGCGGAGCGCTCGGCGGGCGTCTCGGCGGGCGGCCTCGGAGTAGACGCGCTTCTCGCGCGGGCGGAGGCTCAGCACGCGGGCGCGGACGACGCGCTCGACGCCGGCGGGGTCGAGGCGGGCGGCGAGGCGGCGGTCGTCCTCGAACCATCGGACGCCGCGCACGACGTCGGGCCAGCGGGGGCGACGCTGCGCCGCGCGGGCGCGCTCGTAGGCGTGATCGAACCCATCGCGGACGGGCGGGAGGCCGGCGATCGCGGCGCCGACGAACGCGGACACGCCGACGAGGATCCAGGAGGCGCGCACGGGGCGAGGGTACGGTGCGCGCCGCGCGACGGCGACCCCCGGCGAGCGGTCAGCCGGGGGCCGTCGCGCTACTCCGAGGCGGGCGGCTCGGTGTCGGGGACGGGGGTCGTCCCGAGGACGATCGCGCGGGCCTCGTCGAGCAGCTCGTCGCGCTCCTGGTCCTCCGCGCGCGCGGCGAGGGCGATGAGGTTGGAGGCGCGGATCTGCTCGCCGACCTCGACGAGCGCCTGCACGCGGACCGTGTCTCGGACCGTGCCGCCCTCGGCGACCGTCTCGGCCCACTCGAGCTTGCGGCGGGCCTCTGCTGAATCCATCATGCGCGGGAGCGTACGACCACGGACAGGGACCAGCCGTGCACGGACGCGCCCGCGACCCACGTCCGGAACCCCGGCGTGTAGCCCGGATCGCCGTCGCGGTGCTCGTCACCGCCGACGTGCAGGTCGTGGAACGCGCGGACGACGCGGTCGAACGCCTCGTCGGGGTCGATCGGGGAGTCGCCGTCGCGGTCGACGTGGACTGCGGCCTGATGGTCGCCGATGGTCTGGACCCATCCGACGACGTCCTGCGGGAGTGCGTCGACGAGCTCGGCGAGGCGGGCGAGCCTCTCGGCGACGTTGCTGAGGGTGGTGTTCACCCGGAGCAGCGTAATACGCGAGAGGCCGGGAGCCCGAGACGAGCGCCCCAGCACCGCCCAAGGTGCCCGCCCGCTCGGGCGTCACGCGTCGGCTACCCATTCCGCCGCGCCCCAGCGGTGCTGATCGTAGGGCCTCAGACCCACGAGACGGTACGGGGTTCCTCGCGGCCCTCGAGCGGCGGGAGGACGGCCTCGTGGCGGCGGTCCTTCGGGTGCTCGATGCGGTCGCATCGGAGCATCGTCGGGTGCATCACGCCGGTGTAGAGCGCGGGGCAGCGCGGGCGGGTGTACGGCGAGACGTAGCCGGGCGCGCGCTGGGCCGTCTCAGGCACCGATGGACTCGTCGACGGGCGTCGCGGTGCCGCCCATCGAGTAGCCGCGGATCGTGCCGTCCTTCACGAGGGGCCAGGCCCACGGCTCCCACCGGGTGCCGATCATCGGCGTGCCCGCGGGGTAGAGGTGCTTCTCCATGACCGTCTCGTTCCCGGGGACGGGGACCTCGACCTCGAGCGGCTCGCGAAGGATGTAGCCCTCGACGACCTTGCCGGCGACGACGGCCGGCTCGTGCTGGAGGCGGATCCCCTCGTGGGCGAAGTCGGCCATGAAGTCGTGGAACGACTGCTCGAGGTCGAGGCCGTCGACCCACTCGCCGTGCCCGTCGAGGGTGTCGGGGAGGTACATCGGGGCGAGGGTGAAGCGGCGCTCCTCCTCGAGGGTGAGGGCCTTGGCGACGGCGATCGTCGGCCGGTACGCGGACGGGCCGGTGCGCTGGTACTCGGGCGCGACGCCGTAGTCGTCCCACACCTCGCCGAACAGCGTCGAGGTGAAGTGCGCGCCGCCGATCGCGACGGTGAGTTCGCGGAGCGTGACGTCGACGGGCTCGAGCTGGAACGCGGTGAGGGCGTCCTCGTCGGCGGCCTCGGGGTCGACGTAGGCGAGGGTGACGTGGGGGACGTAGTTCGGGTGCGTCTTGTCGTACGGGATCTTGGCGTCGTCGAGCGCGCGGAGCAGCGCGCCGCGGAGCTCGAACAGGCCGGGCACGTCGACGCCGGCGTAGAGCGGGATCGAGTCCGAGGTGTAGCCGGCGCCGTCGCCGCCCTCCTCGGCGGGGAAGGTGTTGATGCCGCGGAGGACGCCGCGGAGCGCGTGCGAGTCGCGGGCGAGCTCGGCGCACACGCCGATGAGGGTGCGCTGCTGGTTCACGTTCAGCGCGTCGAGCTCGCCGAGGTAGGCGAGCGTGATGTGCAGGCCGTTGACCTGCTCGCCGCCGGGGAGCGCGACCTGCTCGCCGACCCACGAGGGGAGGAAGAATCCGACCATGATGCCGTTGACGGGAGCGATCCCGACGGTGCTGGTCCCGTTCGGGCCGTAGTCGATCACGACGTCGACCTGCGCGTAGTTCATGGCGCCGAGCTCGGCGAGGGACTTCTCGAAGCCGTCGCCGATGAGGCCGCGCTCCGCGAGGTCGCGGGCGGTGTCGAGGTCGACGGTCTGCCGGATCTGCGTCATGCGTGCATTGTGGCGCGCGGGAGTACGGCCGTCCACGCGCGACGCGCGGAGGCTACGCGCCGGCGCCGATGAGGAGGTCGTCGGTCGCGTAGATCGGGTCCTCGGGCTCGTTCGCCATGTCGGGCGGGAGCAGCACGGCGGAGCAGCGGCACGCGGGGTGATCGGGGGGCATGTCGTCGCCGGTCGAGAACGGCTGATCCCAGGGGACCTGCTCGCCGTCGATCGCCGCGCACACGTCGCACGCGTCGGGGGCGGCGATCCACTCCTTGACGCTGTTCTTCGCGGAGACGCCCGCGGCGACGGTCGACTGCCACGCGAGGTTGCGGCCCTGGTTGCTCGCCGCGACGACCTCGGTGCGCGCGATCAGGGACGCCCGGTAGCGGAGCTTCTTCGCCGCGGCGCGCTCGGCGATCTTGTCGGCGCCGGCGAGGGCGGACGCGGTCGGGGCGCGGCCGGCCTTCTCGGCGGCCTCGAGGACGTCACGGATCGCGGCGGCGTGGATCTTCGCGACGGACCCGGCCTGCACGGGCGAGAGGGGCACGACGGCGCGGAGTCGGCGGGCGAGCTGGTCGGTGGTCATCGCGCCCTTGAGCGCCTCGACGACCTGCTCGCGGACGGCCTGCTTGGTGGACTCCTGCACGGAGGTGATGAGGCGGCCGGCGGACACGGACGCGAAGTCGAGGGCGCGCTGGTCGACGTCGGCGAACAGGCGCCGGCGGAGCTTCGCGTCGAGCGGCGTCTCCTCGTCGAGCAGCGGCGGGGGGAGCGGGACCTCGACGGTCGCGGATCGGGCCTTGCGGATCGGGCGGCGCTTGCTGTCGGGGGTCAGCTCGAGGCGTGCGAACGACGTGAGGGTGTGGCGGACGGGGGTGACGGTGTCGTTCGCGGCGAGGGTGAACGCCTCCCAGTCGAGGCCCGCGACGATCGCGTCGACGTCGCCGGCCTCGATCGCGTCGCGGAGCTTGTCGCCGGTCAGCGGCGCGGCGAGGGCGGTCCAGCCCTCGACGAGGCGGTTGCCAATCGACGCCATGTTCCGGTAGACGTCGGTCGAGGGCTCGCCGAACGTGGGGGCGATGACGTCGTGCGTCGCCTTCCGCGGCCGGGCGGCCTTCGCGACGATCATCGGCACGTCAGGACTGCACCTTCGGGGCGGTCGGCGCGGGCCCGGGGGAGGCGACCGGGACGGGCGTCGGCGTCTCGACGGTCGGCGCGGGCGGCACCGGGGCGGTGGGGCGGTCGGGCACGTCGGAGACGGCCGCGGTGGACGGCCGGCCGCCGGCGGCGACGACCTGCGCGACGGGGTCGAGGGCGTCCTCGGACAGCGGGTCGGCGGGAGCGCCGGGCGCGCCGATCAGCTTGCGGGCCCACGCCTCGAGGTCGGTGTCGGCGGTGATGACCTGCGCGTCGAGGAGGACCTTGAGGAAGGGGCCGAGCGCGGCGAGGTCGACGCGGCTGATGTCGCCGAACGCGAGCTTGGGGGTGCGGGTCGGGGCGAAGCCGTTGAGGTAGAGCAGCTTCGGGACGACGGTCCGGTTCATCACCTCGGCGATGCTCTTGGCGACGGCCTGGACCGAGAGGGTCCAGAGGTCGACCTTGGCGACGCCGAGGGAGTAGGTGCCGGTGCTCTCGTGGCCGAGCATGAGGAAGTCGGCGAGCACGGACATGGCGATTTCGGTGCTCTTGCGCTGGATCACGGCGCCGACGTCGATCTGCCGGGTGCCGCCGGAGGTGATGAGCTCGACGGAGAACAGCTTGTTGCCGCGGTCGTCGAACATCGCCGGCAGGACGGCGCCCTCGGACTGCCCGCGGCGCATGTTCTTGACGAGGTTGCGGGCGCCGAGCAGCGCGGCGCGGTTCGCGGCCGACGCCTCGGGGAGGTGCCAGTCGGCCGGGGTCGTGACGACGGGGTAGCCGACGAGGTCGCGCTCGATGCCGATGGCCTCGAACTCCTCGAGGCGGGTCTTGAACAGCCACGGCCGGTAGGCGGTGCGGAGCAGGGAGCGCCCCTCGGGGTTGCTCTTGGCCTGGCTGATGCGGAACAGGGCCGCCTTGGCGAGGGGGATGTAGACCTCGCGGGAGTGCGGCGCGTAGGGGTCGGACTGCACCATGCCGAGCACGCGGCCGTTCTCGTCGCGCTCCCACCGGAGGAGCGTCGACTGCCCGCGGGGCGCGAACCGGCGCCACCCGATCCGGTCGTCGTCGAACCGGGACCGGTAGGCGGGGTCCTCAGCGTCGGGGCCCTGCCGGATCTTGTAGACCGTCTCGAGCAGCGCCCACCCGAACGTGGCGAAGCTCATGACGTCCTCGAGGATCGCGTCCCACGGATCCTCCATGTCCTCCCAGCACTCGGCGACGAAGTCGGCGGCGGCCTGCTCGAGCTCGTCGGCCTCGTCGGGCGCCTCCCACGCCCACGGGAGGCCGCCGATGAGCTGGTTGAGGCCGAACAGGAACGCGCCGACGACGGGGTCGTTGTCGGACATCTGCTGGTAGACGCGTCGGCCGCGCTCTCCGCGGAGCTCGGGCAGGAACTCCTCCTGCACCATCCCGCCGGTGATGTTGAGGCCGGCGGAGCCAATCTCGAGGAGCCCGAGCGGGGTCGGCTGCGGCTCGGCCTGCTCGACCTCGCCGTCGGGCGCTGCGTCGTCGGGCATGGAGTCTCCCTCGGTAGACGGTCGGTGCGGGTGCCACGGTACGAGTCGCGCGCGGGCGTACGCGGCGGCGACGCGCCTAGGCGATGCAGAGGCCGAGGACCCCGATCACGCACGGCCGGTCGGGCGCCGGCGCCGGTCGGACGGCGGTCGGGCGCGGCGTTGGTACTACCGCGGACGCCGGAGGGCGCGGCTTCGGGTGCGGCGTCGCACGGGCGGCGGGCCGGTGCGAGCGCGCGGGCCGCGGGGTCGCGCGAGCGGTCGGGGTCGGAAGCACGATCGCGGCCGGCGGCTCGGCGGGCTCGGCGCGGAACCCGTCGCGGTGCAGCGGCTCCGAGTCGACGTCGTTGTCGACGAGCATCGGCGACGGCGTCACGACGGCGGGGACGTGGCCGCGGGTGAACACGGGCGGCGGGTCGAGCGGCGTCGCGGCGAGGACGACGATCGCGCCGACGACCATGAGGACCCCGAGCGCGGCGCCGGCGAGCACCCCGCCGACGAGCGTCGCGGCGGGCACCTGCGGGCGGCCGGCGGGCGTCGAGTCGGCGAGCCCGGGCTCGCGGCTGGGGCGTCGCACGGGGCCAGTGTGAGGCCGAGGTGGGGCGTGAGGCCGCCGGACGCGCGGGAGGCGCTCAGAGGTGGCGGCGGCGGCGCGGGAGAGGCACCGCGGCGAGCGCGCGGGCGGCGACCTGCTCTCGGGTCACGAGGACGTGGTCGACGTGGCACAGCGTCTCGAGCAGCTCGAGGTGGTTGTGGCACCCCCACCCGTAGCCGCGGCCCTCGCGCGGGATCATGTGGTTGCACTCGAGCTGCTCGGTGGAGCCGCACCGCACGCACCGGTAGCCGTCCCGCTTCCGGGCGGCCTTGCGGGCGAGGGACCAGTCGTGGTTCTGCCGGTACTCGACCTCGCAGGAGTACGAGCACCAGCGGGTGCGGCGACCGGTCAGCGGCGCGCCGCATCGGTCGCACAGCCCGGCGACGTGCACTGGGACGAGGACCGAGCACTCGACGGTGACGAGCTGACGGCCGTCGAGGTAGGTCTGGAGCATCAGCCGAACGACACGGCGACGAGCCGCTCCGACGCCTCGGTGCGGTCGGCGTCGCCCTCGCCGCCGACGACGATCGGGCCGACCGCGGGGAGGATCAGCGCCGGTCGCGGCTCGTAGGGCGCCATCCACAGGGCGTCCGCGACGTCGGGCGACGCGATGCCCCGCTTGCTCATGTCGTCCTTGGACTCGACGTGGATCTTGGACCGGACGTCGATGGTGTACTTCGGCGCGTTGAGCTGCGCGAGGATCTTGTCGCGGGCCTTGGTGTCGGTGCCGAGGTCGAGGAGCAGCTCGCGGCGGCCGTGCTCGTCGACCTGGATCGCCTCGCGGAGCGCCCACCACCCCTCGTCGCGCTGCATCCGGAACCGGTCGCCGTCGTGCGCGTTCGCGCCGGCGGACACCTCGACGTACTCGACGCCGGCGATTGCCTGCTCGGGCTCGCGGAGCGACATGTAGATGCCGAACCCGACGCCGACGGTGTCGACCTTCACCCGGACGGTGCCGAGGCCGCGCTCGCGCATCTTGCCGGCGGCGACGCGGGCGTGCTCCTGGATCGTCTTGCGGATGAACCCGGGCTCGGCGTTCTGCTCGCCGGTCGAGCGGTGCAGGACGGAGAGGACGTTGCCGTCGAGCTGCGCGATGACGAACTCGTCCGTGCCGCCGGCGGCGATGTCGACGCCGAGCTTGATGACGCCCTCGCGGCGGCGCTGGTCCGGGATCCCGACGTCGTCGACGGACGCGGCGTCGAGCCACATCATGGGGAGGACCTTGGACTCGTTGTTCTTCGGGAACACCGCGTCGCGGCGGGCGAGGACCACGGCGGAGCCCTCACCGTACGAGCGGACGAGGTCCTCGGCCCACGTCTTGTCGACGAGGTGCTCGGCGACGGGGTGGGGCGCCATTTCGGGGTGCGCCTTGCAGATACCGGCGTCCTCGCGGGTCCAGTTCGGGGTGGCCGAGGCGGGGATCGGGATGACGTTGAAGGTCGGGTCCTCGCACTGCTTCTCGAACCACGAGCCCTCCTCGTCGACCGGGGGGTTGCCGATCAGGAGGAGCCGGGTGTGCGAGCCGGTCATGAGGCCGATGAGCGACTGCCCGAACGCGTTGCTGATGCCGCCGGCCTCGTCGACGACGATGAGGACGTGCGGCGCGTGAAGGCCGGAGAGGGCGTGCTCGTCCTCGTCCGGCGGCTTCACGCCCTCCGCGAGGATGTCGTTGCGGGGGCCGATCCGCCACTCGGTGAGGTTCATGCGGCCGGGGAGCCCGTGCATGCCGTGGACCGAGCGGACGTAGGGCCAGAGGACGTTCTTCACCTGGCGGTACGACGTCGCGGTCGTGAGGATCCGGGCGGTGCCGGCGGGGTGCACGGACCCCCACCAGGCAATGATGCGGGCGGCGATGTGCGACTTGCCCGGGGCGTGGCACGCGGGGACCGCGGTCTTGGGGTGCTCGGCGACGGAGCGCATGATGTCGAGCTGCCGCGACCAGGCCGTCTCGGCGAGGCCCTGCGGGTGGGTCATGAAGCCGACGGGGTCGTCGCGGAACCGGAAGTAGGGGTTGGCGACGCGCTCCCGGATCGCGGCGTCGATCGCGGCGCGCTGCCGCTGGTCGAGGCTGCGGAAGTAGGCCGCGCGTCGGACGGGGTCCATGATGCGGACCCGCTCGACTACGTCGAGGCTCACGACGTCGGGGTCGTCTCCCGGTCGGCCTCGAGGGCGACGCGGAGGCGGTGCTGGGTGGAGGCGTCGACGCCGCGGGCCCGGTACTTGGACCGGGCCCGCTTGAGGTAGGACTTGGTCGTCTCGACGGTCAGGCCGAGCCGATCGGCCACCTCGGCGACGCGGAGCCCGTCGACCGCGAACAGGGACGCGACGCTCCGCTCCTGCGGGGAGAGGTCGGTCTGAGCGGTCGGCTGGGCCACCCGTGCAGGGTAGATCAGGCGGTCACGCCTCCGCGCCCGACCGTCGGCTCGTCGTCGGGGTGGCCGGTGAACCGGTGTGCGGCGGGCGCCCCGTCGGCGGCCGGATCGAACGTCGCGACGCCGTCGACAGGCGTCGGCGCATCGGGCGTGGTGACGGTCGGCGCCCACGGGAGGACGAGCTCGGCGGACTCGATCTGCACCTTCTCGGCGAGGCCGGCGCGGACGTCGACGACGAGGGCCTCGAACCCGGCGAACTCGTCGATGGGGACGCGGAGGATCGCGCGAGCACCGGGCCGGACGAGCTCGACGACGTCGCCGTCGATCGTCGCCTTGACGTGCGTGCCCTCGGCGTGGACCTCGGCGCGGTAGCGGGCGCGGCGCTGCTGGACGTTGCGGTCGATCGGCATGGTTCAGGACTCCTTCTGCTGGCGTCGCCAGGCGGTCTGCCCGACGATCGAGTGGGGGTTGTAGCCGGCCTCGCGCATGAGGGCCTCCTCGTCGCGCGTGACCGGGCCCGCGACCTGGTGGTCGACGTTCTGCTCGCAGTCGCACGGGACGCCGAACGCGCCCACGCCGCCCGCTCCGACGTTCCACCGGACGTGATGGTCGGGCGGGAGGTGCATGCCCGCGAACGGGTGCGAGGCGGCGGCGAGCGCGCGCTCGACCTCGCGGATCCGGCCGTCCTCGTCGAGCCACGTCCGCGCGGCGAGGGTCAGGAGGTCGCGGGTCGTCCCGGGGAGCTCCTCGGCGACGGTCGTGAGCGCGCGGAGGCCCTCGATGACGCGGTCGGCGACGTAGGCGCGGGCGTCGAACGTCACGACGTCGCCCCGATCAGCGTGCGGCCCTCGACGCGGACCGGGTACGGGCCGACGCGGAGGTCGAGGAACCGCACGAACGACGGGCACCCGATCTGACCGACGCGGGACAGGCGGTACGAGTGCATCGGGCCCGCGTTCACCTCGACGGCTGGCGCGATCGCGAACGCCCCCGCGGGCCGGTCGTGAAGGAGCGCGACGTCGGCCGTGCCGAGCGCCCGGCGGGCCGCGGCCGAGAGGCGGAGCCCGCGGTCGGTGACGTTGACGACGAGCTCGGACCGGCGCCGCGAGGAGTGCGCGACGCGGTCGAACACCTCGAACCCGGGGAGGGCGCTCACGCGGCGCCGCCGGCCATGAAGTGCCGCCGCGTCGCCCGGTCCTCGCGCGCCCGGTCGAGGTTCGCGAGGGTCTCGGTCCACTTCGGGTCGCGGCGCGCGGCCTCGAGCTCCTCGGGGCGGATCGGCCGCACGGCGACGTGCCCGGCGAACGTCTCGAACACCGCGACGGTGAGGCAGCGGATGCAGATGGAGAGCGCCCCGTCGTCGGGATGCTCGCTGTCCTTGAGGCCCGTCACGGCGTCGGCGCGGAGGCCGCACGTCGGGCAGGAGTGCGCGTTGATGAACTCGGTTCCCATGCCCCGAGTCTACCGGGGAAGCACGCCCGCCCGGTAGGTCAGGCGGTCTGGAGTGCGCGCCAGTACCCGCGCGCCCAGTCCTCGACGACGCCCTCGTCGATGAGCGCCTCGAGGTCCGCGTCGGTGGCGTGCAGCGCGTCGAGGTCGTCGACGATCGAGCGGGAGAGCTCGGCGTCGGACGGCGCCCAGCCCTGCGCGACGCGGTGCGCGGCGCCCATCACGGCGAGCACGGCGGGCGGCTGCTCGGTGCCGTCGCCGGAGCGGATGCTGAGGTCGGCCACGAGGGAAGTATCCCCACCCGTCTCCACATGTGAGGCCCGGGCGCGCGCGACGTCGTCGGCGAGAGCCTGCTCGAGCGCGGCGTCGATCTGCTCCTGCGCGATGCGGAGGTGCATCGCGCATAGCGTCCCGCCCTCGACGGGCTCCCGCTTGCAGCGCGCCCCGGACCGGGTGTGGGCCTCGCACGACTCGATCACGGTCGCTCCTTCCGCTGGCGGCGCTGCTCGGCCTGGAGGCCGGCGAGCCACTCGATGACGGCCTGGGCCTGGATGCCCGCGGCCCGGAACAGCGCGTCGGCCTCGCGGTCGCGCTGGTCGCCGGCGGCCCACTCCTCGAGCGTGCCGCCGAGGCTGATGAACAGCACCTTGTGCAGCTCGGAGCGCTGCGCCGCCATGTCCGCCCCCCAGAGGTCCGTGTCGATCGTCTCGAGGATCCCCGTGACGGTCGGCTCACGGTACGAGGCCCGTCGGACGGCCTCGGGCGCGGGCGCGCCGGTCATGACTCGGGGTCCGGGGTCGCCTCGGCGCGGGGCGGGATGCGCTGCCAGTCGACGACGGGCTTGACGCGGTCGGCGCCGCCGGGCTCGGCCGGCACGCCGTCGTAGTCCGTCGTCGAGACGATCGCGCCCTCGACCCACGCGACGGCCGGCTCGGCGCCGCCCGGGGCGTCCTTCACGGTGAGGCTGAACTCGCTGATGGGGTTCAGGATGGTGTGACGGACGGACCCGTCCTCTCGCTGGATCAGGATGTGCGCGATCATCAGTGTGCCTCCGCTTCGGTCATCAGCGGGCTGAACGCGATCCGCGCGTCCGGCCCCTCGTACCGGGCGCCGAGCCCGGTGAGCATCGCGTGTCCCTCGGAGAGGGACCGGATGACGGCGGCGGGATCGCCGTCCGTCTCGATCAGGACGGTGGCGCTGTAGCGCCTCACGTCCTCAGCCCCCGTCGGTCGTTCTCGCCGTGCGCGGACGCGATCATGCCCGCGCCGATCGCGGCGAGCATCACGAGGCCGCGCTCGTCGAGGTCGACGAGGTGCAGGTTGAGGATGTCCGTCTCCATCGCGTTGACGTCGGGGTCGTCGGGCGACTCGACCATGTCGGCGAACGCCTCGACGAGCGCGAGCACGGCGGCCTTGCGCTGCTCGGGCGTCACAGCCGCACCGATCCGACGAGGTCCGCGACGGAGAGGTGGAGCCGGTGCCCGCGGTCGGCGACGGTCGCCATGACGGACGGGATGAGGCCCTTGTCCATCGCGTCGAGGTCCTCGCGGAGGCGCCCGGCGAGCTGCGCGTCGGTGAAGGTCGAGAGGAGGTCGGGCGGGTAGTTGCGGAACATCGCGACGTACCGGCCGGCGACCTGCCACTCGCGGACGACGCGGACCGAGTACGTGTCGGTCCGGACCTCGACTCGGGTGTCGTCGCCCGTCTCGCCGAGCGCGCCGAGCAGCGCGGCGACGCGGGAGTGCGCGCGGTCGAGGGGGGTGTCGGTCATCGGGGGGACTCCTCGTCGGCGATCGCGAATCTGAGGGTGGACTTCGCGGGGAGGAAGTCCATGTGGAGCACGACGCGGCCGTTGCCGAACGCGCGGAGCGGGACGGTGGCGTCGAGGACGTAGACCTCGCACCCGTCCTCGACCTCGCCGGTGCGGCGCGCGGTGACGGGGACCTCCTCGTGCGTCGCGATCGACTCGATCCGGCCGTCGATCGTCGGCGGGTAGCGGAGGACCTGCTCGTCCGTCATGCCGTCACCTCGCCGTGCAGCGGGCACGAGGGGTCGAGTTCGACGATGTCGCCGGTCCAGGGGCACGTGCAGCCGGCCTCGCGGTCGTCCTGCCCGCCGCCGAGGTCGGACGCCTGCCACATGCCGGGGAGCTCGCCCTCCCACGTCACAGCCCCGCCCCGTCCTCGCACACCGGGCACGGGACGCCGGGCTCGTGCGGCTCGGCGGCGTGCTGCATCGCGCGGAGCCGGCCGATGACCTCGGCGCCGTCGTACTGGAGGTCGTCGGCGAACTGGCCCGCCATGAGGTCGACCCACGACTCGACCATGGACCAGTAGCCGGGCAGCGTCTTGAGGTTGAGGAGCGGTTCGAACCGCTCCTCGGGTCCCGTGAAGGGCGAGCCGGCGCGTTGCAGCTCGGGCGGGAGCTCCTCGACGATCCATCCGTTGACGATCTGCCACCCGTCGACCGGCCGCTTCTGCAGGAGGGCGACGATCGCGTCGACGAGGCGCTCGGGCTGCCCGGTCCCGTAGACGTCGATGCCCTCGGACGGCATGTCGTCGCCGAACGGGCGCACCGCAAACAGGGCGAGCAGCTCGTCGCGGAGGCTCACGAGCGCACCTCGGTGGCGGCGCGGACGGTGCCGACGACCTCGGCCGCGACGGCGAGCATGACGTGGGCGCCGTCGAGCTGCTGCTTGCTCATGGAGAGCAGGATCTGGCCGCCGAGGTCGTCGCCGCGGTACGCCGAGTGCAGGAGCGCGAGCACCGCGCGGAACCCGGCCGGGTCGACGTTGGCGTCCTCGGGGATCGGCATGGCGGCGACGTACTCGACGCCCCCGATCATCAGCGGCTTGCGCTCCCGCGACGCCTTGGCGAGGGCGCGCATCATCGCTTGGGGCTCCGAGAGGAGCGTCGGGAGCTCGGGCTCGATCACCTGGCGGCCGGCGACGAGGTCGTCGACGAGGCCCTGATACTCGTCGTGGCGCGGATCCGCGAGGCGGGTCTTGGAGACCATGAAGCGGAGGGCGGTGATCGCGAGCTCGCGTGCGGCGGTCATCGGGTCACCGTCGCGCGGGCGGGCTGCCACGTCGAGCGGCGACGCTGCTCGGTGAGGTCGGCGACGTCGGCCTCGAGCGCGTCGAGGAACTCTCGGACGCCGGCGAGGCCCCGCATCTTGTAGACGAGCATCGCGCCCGCGTACTCGGGGTGGATCGTGCGGAGGCGAGCGTGGTCGTGCTGCCCGGCGAGGAGCCACGCGTCGAGCAGCGCGGCGCGGTACGGGACGGGGGTCGAACCGCGCCGGCGGAGGTCGTCCTCCTCGGTGAAGCTGTGGCCGCGAGCGCCGGCCCACGCGTAGACCTCGGCGGTGCCGGCGAGGAGCCCGTCGGGGTCGAGGCGGTCGGGGCCCGGGAGGTCGGGCGCGGTCATGGTGGTGGTGTCTGTTCCCATGACGGCCACACTAGGGCGCCCCCCGGCGGGGGGCCAGATGCGGTGGCGCGTCGCACCCCGTCGAGGTGTCGATCCCCGCGAGCTCGGGTTTGGAGGCCGAGCCCCGCGCCGGCGGCCGAGGCTTGCGGTCCGCCCGCTAGCCCGCGGGGGGCACGCGCACCATACGGTGACAGTTCGCGGGACGGACCTTGCGCCGACGACCCTACGCGGACTTGAGCTTGGAGAGGGCGACGGACGCCTCGACGCCGTGCGCCTGCACGAGGACGTGGTGGTCGTCGACGGGCGCGACGACGGTCCCGATGACGTCCTCGCCGCGGTCGTTCGTGAGGCGGACCTTCTCGCCGACCTGCCGCGGGTCGGCGGGCGCGACGTCCTGCACGTCGTCGGGCGTGAGGGCGGTGACAGACTCCTGCTCGGTGGCGGTCGCCTCGACGGGCGACTCGATCGCGGTCGCGCGGGCGCTGGTCTTGCTGGTGGTGGCCATGCCCGGGAGGCTACGCCGGGTCGACCTCGCCCCACTGGTATCCGCACCAGCACCGGTGCCAGTGTGTCGCGACGTGCGGGGCCTCGACGCACTGGTGGTCGCCGCGGTGCGGGCGGGCGGGGTGGCGGCCCATCGGCATGCGGGCACCGCACGGGGTCGTGCCGGGCTCGGCGGTGTTCACGAGTCGTACCAGGTGATCTTGCCGCCGGCGCGGGTGAGGCCGTGGTGGCACGTCTCGGCCTTGTCGTGCGCGTCGAGGGCGTGCTCGTGACCGGCGGCGAGGATGCACTGCACGACCTCGACGCGGTCGAGGCGCCAGCGGCCGGGGCACGGGGTGCGGGTCGTCACCGGTCCATCGTGTCGACGCGGATCGGTCGCCAGGACTGCGCGTAGGTCAGCGCGAGCCGCTTGGTGAGGTGCCACGTCGAGACGGTCAGAGTCCACGGGGGCCGGTCGCGGACGTGGCGGGTGTGGACGGTGCAGCGCCACCCGAGCCACCGAGAGGGGAACACGACGCACGCGACGTCGAGGTCGTCGAGCCCGTCGCCGTCCTCGTCGATCACGGCGTCTCCCACTCGTTCACGGCGCGGATGCCGGTGAAGCGCTCGAGGAACATCGCGGCGGCGCCGGCGAACACGGGGCCGACCTCGAGCTCGAGGCGTCGGCCGCGGACCTCGACGTCGACACCGAGGGGCAGCATGCCGACGGCGAGGCCGACCGCGGAGCGCGGCTCGGGGACGTCGACGTAGACGCGGCGGTGCGCTCGGCCGTGGCTGCGTGCAATCTCGGACGCCTTCATGCCTGCACCCTGACACGGCGACCGCACCGGCAGCGGTGCGCCTCGAGGTGCGGCTCGGCGACGATGCAGAGGTGCGGACCCGACGGGGACCCGTGCTGCGCGTAATACGGGAGCCCGACGGCGGCCTCCTCGGTGAGGTCCGACCAGGTGAACGGCTCGGCGTCGGTCACGGGTGCTCGAGGACTCGTGCCTCGATCGTCTCGTCGCCGCGGGCGAGGGCGCGGAGGATCCGGTGGCGGCCGTCGTGGACGTAGAGCGATCCGTCGACGAGCTGCTCGGCGTGGACGGGAAGCGCGTCGGCGGGGCGGGCCTCGTGCGGCCGCTCGAGGTGCTCGGCCTGGAGGTCGTGGTCCGGCCACGTGAACGTGTCGAGGCGCTCGACGGTCACGGGGAGGCTGGTCCAGTCCACCCGAGCAGTGTGGCTAGTCCTCGCGCTCGACGTCGCGGGGCCACGCCGGGCCCATGAGCGACTGCCGGCGGCGGACCTCGCGCTCGGCCGCGATCCCGGCGTCGTAGCCCTCGCCGAACCCGCGGGCGTGCGCGCGGCGGGCGTCGAGCCCGAAGTGCGCGGACGTCGCGCCTCGAGGGGCGGCGGGCCGGCGGGCGCGGAGGAGGTTGCGGCCGTAGACGACGCCGTACGCGACGGCGGAGAGGATGAACCCGTACTGGGCGCTCACGAGTGCGTAGGTGAGCCAGAGGAGCTGCGCGGCGAGGCCGATGACCCACCCGCTGCGCTTGCCGCTCCCAGCGCGCCAGAGCCCGACGACGCCGAGCGCGGCGAGCACGACGGACCAGACGAGGCCGGCGGTCACGGGAGCGCCTTGATCTTCGCGAGGCGGTCGCGGAGGTCGACGAGGCGGGCCTCGGAGTCGCGCACCAGCGCGGCGCCCATGTCCCGGTCGTTCTCGGCGTCCACGATCGACGACTCGAGGTACGAGACGACGCGTCCGCGGTCGAACGACGGGTCGTCGGTCACGAGAACCGCTCGACGCCGTCGTTGCCGATCTGCGCGAGCGCCGAGGCTGTCGAGGAGAGGGTGCCGTCGCGCATCGGGAGGTGCGGGCCGAGCCCGGGTCCGACCTCGAGCCACCCGTAGTCGGGGCCGTCGGTCGAGAGGAACTCGACGGGCGTCTCGGAGTCGTACTTCGCGAGTAGGTCGATCAGCTCGGCGACGGTCACGGCCGGGAGCGTACCGTCCGGATCGAGCAGGAGCACGGCGAGGTGCATGCGGTCCCGACCCACTCGAGGCACCCGTTGGGGCCGTGCTGCGACGCGAGGTGGCCGCATCCGGGGCACGACGCCGCGAGCGGGACAGCGACGATCGCGTAGGCGCCCTCGAGGCCGACGATCGTCGCGCCGGCGGGGAGCGGGCGGGACGGCTCGACGTCGAACCGGGGGCGGATGCACCATGACGGGTCGTAGGGGTGCGGCGGGCCGTCGCAGTGGCACGTGGTCATGGGCGCCAGCGGCCGGCGGCGAGGCCGTCGACGTAGCCGGCCCGGTACGCGTCGCGCGTGACGGGGTCGGCGCGGAGCCGGTCGCGCTCGGCCTGGCCCTCGTCGACGCGGTCGAGCCACTCCGCGAGCAGCGCGAGGAGCCGCATCATGAGACGAGACGCCGTCGGAGGGCCCGCACGACCTCGCGGAACGCCTCGAGGTCCTCCTCGGTCGGCTCGCGCGTGAACCGGGCGGAGGCGACCTCGCCGTCGACGTCGACGAGGTAGCAGCGCGGCGCCGGCGGGCGCTTGCGGCGGCGCGGGGGCGGCTCGAGCCCCGGGAGGGCGGTGCTCACTTGAGCTTCTCCGGGGCGGCGTTGCGCATCGCGTCGGCGACCTTGGCCTCCTCGGCGAGCTCGCGGGCGTAGCGCGAGCGGAGGGAGTCGATGATCCGCTGCCCGCGGTGCTCGGCCCACGGGATCCGGTTGGGGTCGAGGGGGCGCCAGACGATCCCGCCGCGGGTCGCGAACCCGTAGAGGCGGCGCGCGTCGGGGCGCTCGAGCGGGGTGAAGGCGGTTGCCATGGGTCAGTCCTCGACTCGGTCGTAGGTGGCGCGGAAGATCGCGGGCTTGCAGGGGTAGAGCTCGCCCTGGACGCCGCGGATAATGAAGTCGTCGGGCGCGGCGAGCATGACGCCTTCGAGGGTCTTGACGGCGACGTAGTCCCAGTCGCCGCCGTCGATGAAGTCGCCGTCGCGACGCTCGAGGACGCCGGCGTCGAACCCCTCGGTGAGCCACGAAGGGGTGGCGTCGAACGACAGCGGGTCGCCGGGCTCGGTGGCGCGGAGCTGCACGGCCTCGATGACGACGGGCTTCTTGCGGTACTGCATGGTCACGGCCTCCTGAGGACGGTGTAGGTGACGTGGTGGCGCTCGGCCGCGCCGCCGTAGGTCATGGTGTCGACCGAGACGTCGACAACCTCAGTCTCGCGCGCCGCGTCGAGGGCCGCGATGAGGCGGTTGACGCGCTGACCGATGCGCTGGTGCAGGTAAGCGAGGGCGGCGCCGATGAAGTCGTCGAGGTTGTCGGCGTCGAGCTCGCGGAGCAGCATCGGGTGGAGGACGAGGGTGCGGCCCTCGTCGGCGACGATCACGCGGTCGCGGGGCGCGTGGACGGACGTGACGACCGAGGCGCCGACCGCGAGGCCGGCGCGGATCGTACGCACCGCCTCGAGCCCGGTCACACGTGCCCCTGGACGGTGTGCGGGGCGACGAGCTGGAGCACGACGAGCACGCACCGGAAGTCGAGCTCTTCGCGGGGGAGCTCGATCGCGCGCCCGTCGGGGCGGAGCTCGGCCGCGAGCCGGGCCCCGCACGGGCACTGCCGGTCGACGTGCAGCACGAGGCCGGTGATCGCGCCCCCCAGCATCATGCGGAGGGCGCCCTCTCGGCCGGCGGCGGCGTCTCGCCCTCGGGGTACGTCTGCGCGCGAGGCGCGGGCGTGGAGCCGTCCGGCGACGGCTGCTCGGAGGCCGGCGGGGGCGTCGTCGGCGGCGTGGCGACCTCGTCGGCGAGGAACTGCTGGACCGCCTGCTTCTCGTCCCGGAGCGACTGCCACGTCTCGTAGTCCTTCTGCGCCTGCTCGCGCGATCGTCGGGCGGTCGCCTCGGCCGCGACGACCTCGGTCTGGAGCTCACCGAGCCGCTGCGCGAGCGTCTCTCGTACTGCCTGGTGCGTCATGCGTCCTCCTCGGTGACGTTCGGGTTGTCCTCGGCCGCGGGGGGCTCGTCGGGGAACACAGTGGCGCGGGCCTCGTAGTCGCTGAGGCCGGACTCGACGAGCCGGCGGTACTCCGCCCGCTGCTCCTCGGTGACGTCGTCGTCGAACGCGCCGACCACATCGGCGGCCGAGGCGGGATCGAGCGGGGCGAGGTCGGTCTGCGGGCCGACGAGCACACGGACCCGGTCCACGAACTCGGCCGCGCCGTCGCCGAGGAGCGCGTACTCGTCGAGCTCGGCGAGGGCGGAGCGGATCGCGGCGAGGCGGGCCTCCTCCTGGTCGAGGCGGATCCCGAGGCCGAGCGGGTCAGGATCGGTCGGGGGCTTGCCGCCGTCGAACCGGAGGTCGGCCTCGTGCGCGATCTGCACGCGGACCTCGCCCTCGTAGACGTCGAGGTCGACCAGCGTGCCCGTGGCGACGTCGTTGACGAGCCTGGACAGGATCGCGCGGACGTGGTTGATCGCCTCGCCCTCGCCGTACTGCACCGCGGCCGGCGTCGGGGGGATGAGCTCCTCGTCGTCGTACCAGGCGGTGAGCGGGTACGCGGCGGCGAGGCGGAGCGCGGTCGGAAGGTCGAACGCGCGGACCGTGATCTCGCGGGCCTCGCCCCACCAATCCGCGTCGCGCCAGTCCTCGACGGTCGAGCGATCGTCGTTCCAGCGGCCGGCGGACATGGCGGAGGTGAACGCGATGCGGAACCGGTGGCCGTGCTCGGCCTCGTCCGGCTGAAGCGGGCGGACGCCCTCGAACCCGGGGCGGCCGGGGCGGATCCACGGGTAGCGCTCGTCGAGCGGGACGTACCGGCCGCCGTTGTAGCGGGTGATCGCGGCGGCGACAGCGTTGGCGTGGACCGGGTTGTCGAGGTCGAGCAGCGCGAGGGCGTGCTCGCCGGCGGTGCGACGCTCGGCCTCGATCGAGCGCTCGGCGAACGCGCGCTCGGCGGCGATCGCCTGCCCGAGCTCGACGGTGGGGTCGTTGATCTGCGTGACGCCGGCGTGGGTGGTGCGGTCGTGGACCGCCTTGCCGCGGGAGTCCGGCCGGCCGCACAGCGGGCAGATGAACCCGCCGCGCGCCTCGAGCGTCTCCTGGAGGCGGACCTCGTCGTCGTCGCGGTACGGGTACGGGCTGTCGACCTCAGGCATGGGGGGTGTCTCCTCGGATGAAGGTGGCGGACGGGGATCGGATGCCGAGCGCGCGGGCGACGTCGGCGAGCAGCTCGGGGGTGGCGCGGGGGAGGCCGAGCGCGCCGCGGTGCGCGACGGGGCGCTCGAGCGCGACGACCTCGTCGAAGCGCCAGTGCCACGCGCCGCGCTCGGCCCACGGGCCACAGCACGAGCCGCGGTCCGCGTGGACGCCGGCGAGGTTCGCGACGGCGAGGACGACGCCGACGGGGAGCTCGGCGTTGCGGTGGGGGCGGGTCGCGGACCAGCGGAGGAGCACCTCGGGCGCCGTCTCGCGGGTGACGTCCGCCGGGGCGAGGCCGGCGTGGATCAGAACGGGCCCGCGGTACGACGTCGGCCGGGTGCGGTTCTCGACGGGCTTCGTGCCGTCGGCGATCGCGGAGGCCCACGGCTGCCGGACGGTCAGGACGCGGACGTCGTCGTTGGTCATCGGCCGCACCGCGCGCACGGGACGTTGGCCTCGTCGAGCTCGCGGCAGACGACGCACTCCTCTTCGGGCGGGGGGTCGAGGTTGAGCTCGTCCTCGGTGACGTCGAGGCCGCACATAGCGATCTGGCGGACGCCGGGGGTGAGGAGCATGCAGTCGCAGACGGTGTGCGTGAGGTCGTCGGCGCCCGCGTCGAGGTCGACGAGGCGGGGGTCCGTGAGCTCGTCGAGAATCGCGATCATCCGCGGAGCCAATCGGGGAGGCCGGCGACGTCGCGGGCGGCGCGCTCGTGCTGCGCCTCGGCGCGCGCGATCTTGCCCTCGAGCTTCGCGAGGTCGAGGAGGAGCTCGGCCTCGCGGTCGAGGAGTCGCGCCTTCGCGGAGAGGCGGGCGGCGCGGCGGACGAGGCGCGCCTGACGCTGCATCGGGCTCATGGGAGCCGCTCGACGCACACGGGCCACCCGGCCTTGGGCTCGACCCACGCGCCGCCGCGGGCGGTGCAGTCCGCGCACCCCTTGACCGAGAGGCCGACGATGACGAGGAGGACGATCAGCATGAGCACGCCGAGCACGATCCGGGCGGCGTCGCTCACGAGGCGCCGCCGGTCAGGATCGCGGCCATGTGGGCGGGCCAGTCCTTCGCGTTGAGGTCGAGGCCCTGCCCGCACGAGCAGGACCAGACGCGGTCGCCGAGGACGGTCGCGCCGACCCACTGCGGGGCGTGCTCGCGGATCTGCGCCTCGATGCGGTCTGCCTCGGCGGCGGTGGCGACGCGCTTCATGTCGGCCGCGAGCTCGGGGAACTCGGCTCGGAGCTCGTCGATGCTGTGGTCGGCGCCGATCGGGCACGAGCACTGGTCAGCGCTCGTGACGAGGTGCACGCGGTTGCGGCGGAGGGAGTCGCCGATGCGGAGCTCGCGGCCAGGGTTCGGGTCGCGGAACTCGTCGTCGCGGACGCTCACTGGGCCGCCTCGCACGGGCACTCGCCGCCGGCGAGGCCGACGTGGACACCGCACCCGAGGGGCGGGGCGTCGTGCGCGTCGAGGGCGTGCCCGCACCGCGAGCAGTCGTCGGAGACGTCGGTCCACTGCATCAGCGGGGCCACCGGCTCGCGAGGGCGTTGAGGCCGGCCGCGAGCGCCCGCATCCTCGACGCGGTCCACCCGGCGAGCGGCCCCTCGCCGGCGAGCTCGAGCACCGCGGCGCGGCCGTCCTCGTCGAGGACCGTCTCCGCCGTCTCGAGCGCGGCCGAGAACGACGGCCGCTCGAGCTGATCCACGACGTACGTGCCGCGCGGCTTGCCGGCGACCTTGGCCCGCTCCCCGAGGTCGGCCCAGAGGGCGTCGGTGGTGCGGATCGAGCGCACCTTCGCGATGTCGTCAGCCACCCCGCGAGCGTATTACGTAATACGCGCGAGTGCCAGTCCGCTACGGGCCGACGACGATCGAGACGACCACGACCAGCACCGCCGCGATGACGCCCGCGATCCGCTCCGCCCTCGTCACGACTGCCGCGACCGCTCCGCCTCGACCGCTTCCATCTCGCGGAGGCTCGCCTCGAGGTCGTCGACCGTCAGCGGCGCCGCATCGCCCGACGTGCCCGCCGGCCGGAGCGTGACCTCCATGGCCTGCTTGATCCGCGCCTCGCTGCGGCCGTACAGCTCGGGGAACCGGCGCTCGAGCAGCCACGCCGCCGCGGTCCACGTCGGCTCGACCGCCGGCCGCCCGTCCTGAGCCGGCGCCCCGGACGCCGCGCGCTGGATGATCGCGACGTTGCGGGCCTCGAACTCGGCGAGCGCTTTTTCGACGGCGACGGCGAACACGACGAACGGCCACTCGTAGGGGTCGAAGTCGGGGGGGATCTGGGTCCAGGTCTGCTCGGTGGGCCAGCCTCGTTCTGAGGTGTCGAGGTCGTCGAAGGGGTCGTGTCCGTCGTCGCTGATGCGGACGAGTTCGAGTTGTCCTCGTCGCATCCAGTCGCGGCGGGTCTGGTCGCCGATGCCGATGCCTTTGGCGGATTGGCCGAGGGTGAGGCCGGAGGAGACGAGCTGGATGAACCGCTTGAGGCGGGGGAGGCTGACCTTGGTCTGTCCGCCGCGCCGGCCGTTGGAGGTCGGGGTGAGGGTCATGGGGTCGGATCGTAGGCGGCGCCGCCGTGGCGGTCGACGTTGTGCGCGGCGAGCTCCTCGGCGGCCCACCACTTCCGGTCGCGGTACTCGCCGACCTCGCCGCATCGGGGGCAGACGTAGCGCCACGCGTCGGGACGCTTCTGGACGTCGCTCACTTGGACTCGACGACCCACAGTCCGACGGCGACGGGCTCGTGGGCGTCGTCGATCAGGGCGCCGAGCTCGTCGCTGATGACGAGGTGTCGGCGCTCGTCGGTGAGGACGTTGCGCATGAGGACGCGGCGCATCAGCGGAGGTCGACGAGCCACGAGGCGCCGACGAGGATGAGGATCGCGGCGGCGACGTAATACGGGGCTCGGGATCCTTCCCAGGTCGCGCGGCGGCGGATCACGGTGGCGAGGACGACGACGAGGCCGGCGAGGCTGAACGCGAGGCCGAGGATCAGCGCGGCGATGTCGTAGACGGTCACGGGGTCAGCGTCCGCGGTGGCGGAACGCTGCGCCGCGGAGGCGGGGGTCGGCCGGGGGCAGCGACGGGAGCCGGGTGAAGTCCCGGGCGGCGCGGAGGGCGTCGGCGTCCTGCCGGGCGGCGTCGGTCTTGCGGATGTGGCGCTCGAGCTCGGCGAGCGCGCGGATGATCTGCTCGGCGACGGGGCGGATCGCCTCGAACAGCGCGCGGCCGAGGGCGGTGATCGCCTCGTGGAGGGACGCGAGGTCGGGCTCGGGGCGGGGCTCGCGGGGCGTCTCGGGCACCGGACGAGTCTACCGTGGACGTACCGTCGTTGCTAGGGGCGGGGACGCGGAGAGGCCCCTCCCGCGTGTGCAGGAGGGGCCTCGGGGCTTGGGTAGCGGCTCGCGCTGTCGTCCACCCTAGAGGGCGTCGGCCTCCTGCTCGGTGAGGCCGCCGCGGCGTGCGAGGCGGCGGACCGCGCCGTCGAGGCGTCCGCGGAGCGCGTTGATGCGGTCGTCGCAGCAGGAGAGTGCGCCGATCGCGGCGGACGCGAGAGGCTCGACGACGTCGCCGGAGAGGACGTAGTCCGGGAACGCGTCGCCGTCGTCGACGAGGCCGCGGAGCTGCTCGATGAGCCGCACGGCGAGGACCTTGCGGCCGGCGCCGGGCGAGTGCGCGATGGTGAGGTACGCGGCGGCGGCGCGGAGGTCGGTCGCGTCGAGGGTCGGGACGATGCCGTCGCCGGGGCGGCGGACCTCGTACCCGCCGTGCTCGAGCGCGTAGTCGACGGACTGCGGCTGGTAGGCGTGGAGGAACGCGTCGGGGCGGTCGGTGACGACGAGCGGGAGCCCGTCGAGGGTCACGAGGGCCGCGTTGAGGAACGTCGAGGGGACGGTGTAGACCTCGGTCGTGGTGCGCATCAGCGGGTGCCCTCGGTGCCGAGGCGGGCCTCGAGCGCGGGCGCGATGGACGCGAACCACGTCGTGGCCGCGCGTCCGCCGTCGAGCAGCGTCTCGAGCTCCGCGCCGCCCTCGTGCCAGTCGCCGCGGAACTCGTTGTACCAGGACCACGGGAGGCCGCGCTCGTCGAGCCACGCGCCGAGGGAGACGATCAGGCGGGCGTGGAGGGTGCCGCACCCGCCGTGCTCGTCGTCGTAGCCGTAGGCGGTGTCCCAGCCGACCTCGGCCCACGCGTGCGGGTCGTGGTCGAGGCCGTCGTAGTCCTCCTCGGGGTCGGCCCACTCGGGGTGATCGTCGCGGGGCAGCTCGGCGCCGTCGGGGCCGACCTCGGCCTCGAGGATGCCGGCGAGGCCCTGCCCGAGGACGGTGCCGCGGCCGTGCTCGCCGTGCGAGCGGGACTCGTGCGGCGCGGTCGGGTCGGAGACGGCGACGAGGTCGGCGAGCACCTTGTCCCAGAGGACGTCGAGGGTGACGTCGCCGAGCGGCGCGGTGACGCGGACGCGGGTGTGGAGCGTCATGCCGCGACCGCCTTGGCGATGACGCGGTCGAGGTCGGTGAGCTCGATGTGCATGGCTTCCATCTGCTCGGAGGCGCGCTCGAGGCGGGCGGGGTCGACGCCCGGTCGGTCGAGCGACTCGACGATAAGCGCCTGCTTGGCGAGGTCGGTGTGCAACTCGGCGCGCATGGCGCGGAGCTGCTTGAGCGAGGTGGCGGTGGCGGTTCCCATGTGGAGAGCGTATTACCGGGGAAGCACCGCGCACAACGCGTCGTGGCGCGTCGCGCACGAACGCGCCGCCCCACTCCGGGGGGAGCAGGACGGCGCGCGGGTCGGACGGTCGGAGGCGCTAGGCGGCGTCCTCGCGGGAGAGGTGGTGCCACCCGACCGCGCGGCGGCCGTTGTCGGTCGGCTGCGTGCAGGGCTCGCCGGCGGGCGCGTAGCACGCGGGGCACGCGACCGCACGAGCAGCGCGGGTGCGGTCGGAGACGGGCGCCTCCGACCCTCGGTCGGCGTCGGCGCGGTCGACGGCGTCCTCGATGACCTGCTCGAAGTCGTCGGGGCGGTCGTGAGAGAGGCGGGACATGAGGTTGGGCTCCTGGCTGGTGACGGGGACAGAGAGGTCGATCGAGAGGCCGTGCAGCCCCCCGGACTTGATGCGCTGCGCGAGGTCGGAGTCGTCGGGGATCGTGACCTCGACGTCGCCGCGGATCATCGGATGCGAGCCGCGGAGGAGCATCAGAGCACGCCCTCGCGCGGTCGGGTGACGCGGTAGTTGTCGAGCGGGAGTCGCGTGGACTCGCGGCCGAGGAGGTTGAGCGTGAGGAAGTCTCGGCCGACCGAGACGACCTCGCGCTCGTCGAGCTCGGGCTTGGACCGGTGCTCGACGAGGTCGCCGGGCAGGATCGGCCGCTCGAGGCGGAGCGCCCAGGTGCCGTCGCCTCGGTCGACCCACGATCCGGCGGAGACGCTCGCGCCCTGCTCGTCCTCGACCTCGATGAAGCGGGGACCCTCGGGGCCGGGAGCGCCGTCGAACACGACGTCGAGGTGCGTCATGCGGGCTGCACCTCCTCGAGCTCCTGGAGGACGTCGGCGAGCTCGCGGCCGGCGGCGTCGTTCAGCGGGCGGCACTCGAACCGGTAGACGGGGCGCTCCTCCTCGCGCTCGGGCTCGGCCTCCTGCGCCTCCTTCGCGGGCACGATGACCTTCTCGCGGCCGACCTCGATCCGCTCGCAGACGTCGTTGCGGGAGCAGAGGATCTGCACGGGGCGCCCGCCGACGACGATCGCGGAGGTGAGCGTGTAGTAGAGCTCGTCGAACGTGTTGGCCTCGGGGTCGTTCTTCTCCCACCGGCCGCCGAGCGCGCGGGCGATCGCGCGGACCTCCTGCGGGACGGTCCGCACGACGCGGAACTGCTCGTCGCGCACCTCGGAGTAGACGGCGAACCGGATGAGGTCGTTCGTGACGCTCGGGATCGGGACGTCCGCGGGGAGGCGGCCGATGAAGGTCGCGACCTCGTGCAGGTTCGCGGCGAACGTGGTGTGGTCGTGCTGCTTGGTCATGGTCCTAGTCCTCGTACGGGTCGGTGTCGTCTGCGAAGTCGGAGGCGTCGTACGTCTCCTCGTGGCCGCGTCCGCACGCGGGGCAGACCCACGTGACGGTGACGGCCCCGCCGGCGTCCCAGACGGTGACGTCGGTGGTGCGGTCGGTGAACTTGGTCGGCTGCGCGGCGAGCGCGAGGTACGGCGGGTAGCCGGTGTCGGGGTCGCCCGGGTCGTCGTAGGACCCGGCCTCGCCCTCCTCCCAGAGCTCGCCGAGGCGGTCCTCGTGGTCGCACTCGAGGTCGCCCGTCCACGCGTCCGAGAGGGGCCCGCCGAACGCGCGGTCGATCATCGCCGGCGTGACGCCCTCGGGGAGGTTGCTCATGCTCGGAGGTCGAGCACGCCGAGCACGCCGCGGGGGTTGTGCTCGGGGGCGACGGAGTCGTAGTCGAACGCGTAGAGGCCGCCGAGCCACGCGTAGACGGCCTGCCGGGCGCGCTCGCGGGCGTCGGTGAGCAGTCGTCCGTTCGCGTCCGTCGCGGTGCGGGGCGTCGCGACGCTGCCACCGGTCTGCTCGTAGCCGTAGCACGCGACGTGGCCGTCCTCGTGGACCCACGTCCCGCGCTCGGCGGCGACGACGCGGAGGCCGCAGTGCGCGCACGGGACGGGGCTCGCGGGCTCGTCGAGGTCGGGCGTGTAGAGCACGACGAGCACGCCGTCGGGGTCCGCGTTGATCCACGCGGGGTGCGGCTCGGAGCGGTACTTCTGCCCGAAGGTGACGTAGAACACGCCGGGTTGCGCGACGCCGGCCTGGAGCGCGTCGACGGCGTCCTGGTCGAGGTCAGCGGGGATCCGCGCGACGGTCATGCGCCGAGCTCCCGCCAGGTCGCCGCGTGGACGTCGGCGGCGAAGTACGCGGCCGACAGCGCGAGCCATGCGAGCTCGGTCATGGCGGACCAGCGCGGGAGGCCGGCGTCGAGCAGCATCTGCCGGACGACGACCTCGGTGCGGCCGAGCTCCCACCCGTTCTCGGAGGCGAGGTACGCGGTGAAGTCGGCCGTGGAGTGGACGTCGCGCACGAGCACGGCGTCGAGGTCGACGATCGAGAGGACGCCCTCGAAGTCGACGGCGACGATGCGGGGCATGTCGCGCGAGACGAGGGTGACGGTGCCGGTGCGGCGGCCGTCGACGATGGTGTCGCCCTCGGCGACGCGGGTGCAGCCGATCATCGGGCACCGCCGAGCAGCTTGGAGAGGTTCGCGCGGACGGAGCGCTTACCGCCGACCTTGCGGATGAACACGACGTCGGAGAGGACGTCGAGGTTCGCCGTCGGGTAGGCGGTGACGACGTACTCGACGCCGTCGCGGACGATGATGGAGCCGACGGCGGGCCGTGCGGTGATGGTGTCTGTTCCCATGACCGCGAGCGTATTACCGGGGAAACACGGCGCGCAACCCGGGCGTGGCGCGCCGCGCCCCCAGCTCGAGGGGCCTACTCGCGGCCGGTGCGGTGCGGCCTGGCGGCGTCGCGGATCGACCGGTAGGTCTGCGCGATCACGGCGACCGCGGCGCATCCGCACGCGACGACGACGAGCAGCACGAGCGCCCACTGCGCGATGAGCCACGGGTTCATGATTCGACTCCGATCGTGATGCCGTTGACGGGGGCGAACCGCTCGAGCGACGGCTGCGCATCGAACGGGCGGCCGGCGACGCGGGCGGCGATCGCGGCGAGGAGCAGCGCGTCGGCCTCGTCGGAGGTCTTGAGGGTGAGGGCGGGCCAGAGGCCCCGGGTCGCGGCGAGCACGCGAGGCTTCGCGGCGTCGGGGCCGCCTCCCTTGCCGGTCGCGTACTTCGCGCGGGTGCCGGGGCTGATGACGGCGACGGGGAGGTCGGCGCGCCAGAGGGCGGAGCGGAGCTCGTACCAGAGGCCGACGACCTCGGCGTGGCCCTTGCCCTTGGAGCCGTAGCTGATGCCCTCGAGGCCGACGAGGTCGTACCCCTGCGCGACGGCGATGATCTTACGGACGATGAACTGCCGGCGAGCGTGACCGCGGAGCGTGGGCTTGACGATCGCGGTGGTGAGCACCGGCTCGGCGCCGGCCTCGCCCCAGACGGCCGACGCGAGGCCGGTCTGCACGAGGGAGAGGTCGACGCCGAGGACGGACTCGGGGCGAGGTGTCATCCGGAGAACGACGGCGTGGTCGCGGAGCTCGCGGCCTCGTCCTCGTCGTGCTCGTCGGCCGGGTGGCCCTCGGGGTAGCCGGACGTCCAGTCCGGGTCGGATGAGGTGCTGCCGGCCTGCTCCCACTCCGGAGCCGCATCGCCGGCGGCGGCGTCGTCCTCCTCGACCTCGGCGTCGATCACGCCCTCGGCCTCGGCCTGCTCCTCGGGCGTCATGAGCGACGTGTCGACGAGCACGGGCGCCGGCGTCGCGGTGAGGGCGTCAGGCTCGCGGAGGAGCGTCGGGTCGGGCTTCTTCCGGCCGCGCCCGGACCCCGCCGGCTTGAACGTCTTGCGGAGGTCGTCGACGCCCGGGATGTCGAGGTCGAGCGGCGTTTTGCCGGTGCGCTCCTCGAACGTCGTCTCGAGCAGCTCGGCGATGTACGGCTGCGCGTCCTCCCCGACCGTCTCGATGCGCTCGAGGGAGAACTTCGCCTCGCGGGACTTGTCGATCGCGGTCGTGGACTCGACGACGCGCACGAGCGCCACGACGAGGTACGCCTTGCCGACGTGGCCGACGGCGTCGCCGTGCACCGCCGTCATGCCGTTCAGCTCCTGCTTCGGGAGCGCTGCTCTGAGCTTCACGGGGTGAGGCTCCTCTCGCTGATCAGCGCCGGCACGGTGCCGGACGCGAGCGCCGCGCGCATGGCGGGCGCGACCTGCTCGCCGACGGTGGTCCCGTCGGGCAGGACGATGTAGGGCAGGAACGCCTGCTCGGCCGTCTCGATCCCGGACTCGACGGCCTCGAGCTTCGCCTTGACGACGAGCACGAGCGCGCGCCAGCGCTGCCGGATCGCCTGGTCGTGCTGCGCGGCGGTCGTGCGGGCGCCGCGGGTCGGGAGGTCGAGACGGATCCGGACGCGGAGCTCTTGGAACGCGAACGCGACGACGGCGTGCGTCGGGGCGGTGACGACGCCGTACTCCGCGACGCCGTAGCGCTCGACGATCCGCTCGAGCTCGGCGCGCGATCGCGCCGGCGTGACGTCGGTCCGGTCGCCGTACCTAGGCATGGTGCTCCCCTGCTGTTCCCGTGCTCATCATGCCCCCTCGCCGGGGGTCACGGCGACCCGGGATCCGTCGTCGTTCAGCCACCACCAGAGGCCGGCCCAGTCCTGGAGCGCGACGCGGGTCGGGATCTGCGCCTGGAGCAGCGTGAAGCCGCGCCGGCGGGAGTGCTCGCGGTGCTGCTCGATGTAGCCGTGGCACCCGGTCGTGGCCGAGCCGCACACCAGGACGAGGTTCGCGGGGCCGTTGGTCTCGGGGTCGCGGGAGCCGCCCATCCCGCGCGCTCGCCGGTGCTGGAGGGAGTAGTCGCCGCGGGGGATCGCGAGGTCGAGCTCGCGGCCGTCGAACTGGCATCGCCGGTCGTCGCGCTCGATCACGAGCGCGCGGGTGCGGACGGTGACGCCTAGCGGTCCCACGCGTAGACCCACTGGTCGACGTCGGGGTCGATCCCGGCGAGGCGGTAGCGCGTCTCGGTGACGAGCGGCTCGCGCGGCGGCTCGGTCGCGTCGGAGCGCCACGCGGGCTGCGCCATGGCGGCGCGGACGATCAGCCGGCGGGGGCGCCCGAGGTCGTCCTCGCGGGGGAGGCCGAGGACCTCGCCGTCCATCGGGCCGCCGCGGAACAGGCAGCCGCGCGCCGGGTCGGGGGACCACGTCGCCTCGAACCGGATGCGGGGGACGGGGCCGTCGTACTCCTCGGTCTGCCGGAGGTAGACGGACTCGCGGCGGAGGTCGACGCCCCACGGCTCGACGTACTGCGCGAGCTGCCGGTGGAGGGTGTCCTGCACCCGCTCGGCGATCGCGTCGCGCTGCTCCCGGCCGGCGGTGAGCAGGTGGTAGGGGTCGACCATGAACGTGGCGCCGATCCGCTGGTCGAACAGGCGGCCGAGGGAGCGCGGCGCGGCCGGGGTGACCTCGGCGCGCGCCGCCTCCTCCTGCGCCCGCACGAGAGCCGCGGCGGCGTGACGCTCGGCCGCGCGGCGGAGCTCGACGCCGATGTGCTCGACGAGCTCGTCGTCGCTGTAGAGCTCCTCGCCGCAGAGTGCGCACCGGCGCGGGTACTCGATCACGAGCTCGCCCGGATCCCGAGCGCCGCGAGCCCGTCGACGATCTGCTGCGCCTGCCGGTCGGTGATGAGCACGCGCTGAAGCGGCTCCTCATTCGAGACGAGGGCGTAGCCGCTGGCGCGGTTCCGCTCGACGCGGACGTCGGGCTCGAGGCGGACCGTCGGGACGATGCGGCGGGGGTCGTCGTCGTGCATGCTCACCTCTGAGGGGGGCCGTCGGCCCACGGGTCGGAACTCGGCCAGGGGTCCGGGGGCGGGAGCGCGCTGCGGCCGCCCGGCCGGTCGTAGGTCGGGTCGACCTGCCCTCGGCCGGGGCCTGCGCCCGCGGCCGAGGAGAACCGGTTCTGCTCGCGCTCGTCGACGACCTGCGTGCGGAGGTTGTCGGCCTGCGCGCGGTGCCACTGGAGGCGCTGCTTGAGGGAGTCGACGACCGCGTCGGCGAGGAGCCGGTCGTGCAGCGCCTTGCCGACGACGTCGTCCCCGTCTGCGGCGGCCTCGAGCGCGACGGCGCTGATCTTCGGCTCCTCGAACCGGAGGCGGACGATGAACCGGCCGCGGGCCTGCTTGTAGTCCGCGGTCGCGTTGGCCTGGATCAACATGGCCTCCTCGAACTCGGACACGCTCTGCTGCCACGAGCGGACCGATTGCGCGTACTGCTGACCGATCGACTGGTCAGGCATCGACGACGCGCCAGAGGTGCCAGACGAGGCCGGTCCGGGGGTGCGGCGCGGTCGACGCGAGGTAGATCCACGCGGCCGGCGCGCCCTGCCCGGTCGCGAGGACGGAGACGCGGTGCCGCTCGGGCTCCGCGTCGGCGTCGGGGACGTACCACCAGGACAGCACGACGGACGGGTCGCGGTCGTCGACCTCGAGCCGCACGAGGCGCGCGGAGCCGGGCATGCTGACGACGGGGATGCCGTCGGAGACGACCGGGATCGCCTGCTTGTAGACGGTCTGCATCATGCACGCTCCTGTGCCTCGCGGGCGCGCTCGGCCTCGGCGAGGTCGTTGCCGCGCTCGACGATCTGATCGAGGACGGACGCCGGCGCACCGCCGGCGCGGGCCTCGCCCCAGAGGGCGCGCACGGCGTCGAACGTCGTGAGGTTGTGCGCCTCGGCGATCCAGTCCCGGGCGACGACCTCGGGCGCGGATCCTGTCGGAGCGGCGTCGCCGGCGTCGTGCAGGTCGCCCTTGTGCCAGAGGTCGAGCGCGGCGCCGAACCGCATGGAGGCGTTGCGGAGCGCGTCGCCGATCGCCTCCTTGGTCGCGTTCGGGCCGTTCTTGCCCTGCGCGTCGCCGTAGCCGAGGCGGGTGACGCCCTGCACGGTGAGCTTGATCCACAGGCCGCCCTGCGCGTCGAACCGGGGGAACCCGTCGCTGTTGAACGCGAGCGGCTCCCAGTTCCACCCGGGGTCGGCGTCGAGGAGCCGGTCGGTGATCGCGGCGTGGCCCACGTAGTCGAGGTGGATCGAGAGGGCGTGGTAGCCGCCGCAGTACCGGCCGTCGAGCGACGCCTTGCGGGAGTCCGGGGAGCCGGGCTCGCACTTGAACCGGTCCTCGCCCTGCACGGAC